CTCATATCAATTGTAAAAAAATATATTATGAGATTAATAAATAAAAAAACAAAAAGATTTATTGTAAATTTATTTTCTGACTACATTTTATCAAAAATTAACAAGTCAGAAAAAAGTATAATTCAAGTATGTGATTGCATAAATTTTGTTGTTGTTTCGGGTAAAAGTTCAAGCAAAGATATCTTGGATTTACAAAAAATAAAAGAAGAATTCTTCAAAGAATATTCGTCCGAATTAGAAGATGCAAACGTAGACCATATGAATATTATTGATTTACTTTCGTATGGATCAGATTTTGATGTTTTGGAAGATGTTTGGATTTCTTTAGATAAAAATGTTTTCACAAGTAAGTCTGAACCTGTGACAAATCTATTTACAGTGTCTGAATTTCCTTATGGACATAGTTTGAATTGTGGTCGGTCTATAGTTTATTATTCAAACTATATGTTTAACCACATGTATAATTTGTTAGGTGTAAATAATTTGGAATTTTATTTTACCAAAAAACTTAATAGTGATGAAGACTTTGATATTGACATAATTTCAAATTCAAATATACCCAAAGAAAAAATCAAATCTTTGATTTTAGATGTATTCGATTTTGATTTAGATAAATTTAACGAAAGAATTAATAATTATAATTTGTTTGAGGATCTGTTAACTCAAAACAAAGAAAAACCATACTTGATTCAAGATATGTTAGAACACGTAATATTAATTTAAAAAAAAACCACCGTTTATAGGTGGTTTTTTTTATTCTTCATAAAAGTTTTTGATTATTTTAAGACCTTCTTCTAAGTCATCAAAATCTCTGTCAGGAGCATATAGTTTTGTTTTTGGTCTTTCTGAATCAGGATCTAAAATGGTCATAAATGCCGGTACATATTCGTTTTCAGTAATTTCAACAAAAATATCATATTCATCTTTATATTTGTCAATATCTCTATCAACGTAATTTAGATCTTCCTTGTCTAACATTTCTTTTAACTCTGTACAAAAAGGACAACCAACCATACTGTAAACTACAACCAACTTATCCATTACTTACTGTTTTGTATTATTTTAGATGAATTTTCATATTTGTAAATTCTTTTATGATCATCATTGCTTCCATAAGCATCGCAACTACTTTTACTGGTTTTACATGAAAACAAAAATAGTAAAATAAAAAATGTTAAGACTACTTTAATCATATCAATTCAATAATAATTCTTTAACTAAATTTTTAATGTCCCCTTCTTCTAAAACCCCAACTTTTGTTTCAACAACTTTACCACCATTAATAATTTTAACTGTGGGGATACTTCTAATGCCAAGTGAAACACTTATGTCTTTATTTTGATCAACATTCATGGTGTACATTTCCACGTCAGTTTCATTTTCATTTGATACTTTTTCAAATCTAGGTTTCATCATTTTACAGGGACCACACCATTCAGCCCAAAATTCAACAATAATTTTTTTACCTGATTCTATTTTTTCTTTAAGTTCAGTTGCGGTAATTTCCATTTTTTTATTATTTTAATTTTATTAAGTTTTTTACAAAGAATTTAGTTTCTTCTAGTTTTTCTGGTTCAAAATAAATCATTATTTGATATCCCGAGTCTACAGCTATCTTTTTAGATAAATATATGAAAATGTCAGACTTGTTACGAAAAATTGCATCTATAAAAGAAACACCATTTTCATAAGTGTACATATTAAGATATTCTGGTTTATAGTTTTTTTCTAAAAGAATTTCGGGTGTGACATTTAATTGACCTTGGATTCTGTTTTTTGATAATATTTTTCCTTCCCTATCATAAATAGATTTTAGAAACTCAGTTTCTTTATCAAAAAGTTCTTTAGTATTTGTCATAATATAAAAATAAATAAAGTGGTGAAAAAGTCACCACTTTATTTTTAGATCATTTCTTCGGCCAACTCCCAAAGTTTCGTATTGATACTATTTTGTGCGATAATACTATCAATTTTTCTCATCTTAGAAACCCTACCCCTTTGGTTTGATACCTGAACACCACCACGAATAAATTTTTCTTGTACTGTGTTAAAAACTTTCCAAAGGTCATCTCCTTCATCTTCTTTCCGATTAGGTGTTAGAAGACCCATAATTTCCATATCGTTCAATGTTTTTTCAGCGTTAAATCTGATTTTAGCAGATTCACGAACAAAACTAATTTTTTCATCAGTTGACATTTCACGTTCCATCATTCTTCCTACCGATTGTTCAATCAATGGTAATTTTTTAGAAAATTGATCTGCCAGTTCTTTAACATCGTCAAGTTGAAAATGATTGTGTCTCATAGTAAATCTATCCGCCACTGCTGTTGGTACCGTCAATCCGTTTGAACAAACTAATCTGAATAGTCCAGCACTCAAAGAAAAAGCAGAAGTACCGTTGTGTGAATTTTTGACAATTGCTTCAACTAATGTATCACCAACTTTGGGAAGTTCGCTGTTACGGAATCTGATTTCGTGTAATGAATGTATTCCCTTACCTGTTTGTTTAACAGATGCTATTTGCCAACCTTCGCGATCAAAAAATTCTAAAACTTGATCAGTTGGTACAAAAGTGTACTTGTTAGTCATCTTTGGAGATGCTGAAGTTGCGAATACTGAAGGTGCTTGGGATTTAATAAGTTCAGGAGTGTAGATCATATATTTGTTTTTAATTATTGAACAAAGATAAACGTTTTTTCAATAAAAACAAATTTTAATTCAAAATTATATTACCAAACTTTGTTTTTTGGATGTACCCTTCAATTACTTCTTTTGGATTAGAAGTTTCTACAAGTTCAGGTAACTTGAGTTCGATTACAATTTCAACTATTTGGTCTTTTGATAGTATATAATCAATACCGTTATCAAAATTTTGTATTGATTTTTCTTTAAGTTTTTTATAAAAATCTTCTTTTTGTAAATTACCTATCAGAACCATTAAATCATTAGGATTCTTTTCAAAAAAATTGATTAGATTACTTATGTAAACTTCAATATCAACATTAGTCATATAATTAGTCTTCGTTAGATTTACAACCTCTTTTAACTTTGAGCTCTTCAGGGAAATTGACTATGAAAAAATCTTCAGTAGGTATCATGTGTTTGAATAGCTCCTTTGGTAGGTTATCAATATCAATGCCAGAATCCATAACTGAAATAAAGTTGAGACAATACAAAGTTGCTAGTGACTTTGGTAAAGTTTTTAATTCTTTATTTCCTGTGACATTTAGGAAAGACAACATTTTACATTCACCAATTGATTCAGGTAAACTTTTGATAATATTGTCAGCAACAAATGTTTTCAAATTTTTGAATCTTGATATGTTTGCGGGTACGTCAAATGGTTCCTGTTTGTCTGATTTGTTTTCCAAATTAAGGAATCTTGTATCTTCAGGTAAAATAGAAAACAATGTGTCTAAACCAAACATGGTGGCAAATTTAGCTGCGGAATCATTAGGGAATGATATCGGTAGATAACTAAGATCAATATTTTTCTTTGCCAATTGTTTTGCATATGAATTAATAAGTGCTTCATGATATGGTGACATTTCATCACTCATAATCAAAGAAACATCCGCCTCTGTCAATTTGTCAATGTCAGTTAACAAAAGTGATTTACGTTTTTTAGTAAGATAGTAATCTTTACTTTCCTTATCAGTAAATTTCAACATTTCAGCATTCAATTTACCGTCCATACCAATGTATTTATGTCTCAAATAAGGTGTAAAATTTTTCCAAATTATTGGGCCAGTAGCGATCTGAGTTAAATCAGGAGTCCTTAATTCTAACCATAATTCAACGTTTTCTTCAGAACCAAGTTCTTTTATTGCGTCGGTAGATGTCAAATTTTTTCTTTCGAAGCTCATCATCATACTTTGTTGTTCAGAAGAGTATGGATGCGGTACAAAATATTTTTCTTTACCGATTAAATTTGGTATTTTTTTAGTTATTTCACTCCAAGGTAAAACGGTTGCTCCGGCGTATTTTCCTGAGTTTGTACCATCGGCTAATCTAAATTGTACATTTTTTCTCCAATCATAATCAACCAGTATAACAACCGCAAAATTTACATCGCTTTCATTTAAATTTTTATTTATAACATAGTATAATGTAAGATTTTGTCTAAGCCTATAATTATAAAAATAATTCGATGACCCTTCCCAAGATGTACACCATCTTCTATCAGGGGCAAACTTTTTTCGTATATTGATACACTTGTGTTTTTGATCAGGATTGAATATCAGAATGCTGTCGTCTTCAAAAACAACATCAACATCAGAAACATCAATTTCAGGAATTTTATATTCGTCTTCCATTGGTAAAACATCCACAACATGTTCGAATTCAACAAAATTCATCATACCTGCAGGTTTTGTATTTATAGGGACTAATGTGTAGTTTGCAACATATCTATCAACCCTATTGACTATTTGTTCAATATTTTCTTGAGGATTTTCTTTTATTAACTTTTCTGTTAATTTTTCTTTCATGAAATTTTCAAATTCACGTCTAACCAAAGATGACAATTCCATAGATGTCATGTCCAAAATGTCTTTTCTGAATCTTTTTGGATCTAAAGCTTTCATTTCAAAAAACTTTTTAATATTCAATTTAGTAAGTCTTTTGTCTGCACCAGCATTTTTTTCCATGAATGTTTTAAAAACATCATCAAAAGTTCTTTTAGATTTTTGACTTTCACTTTTAGACTTTACAAGATCCTTTAATTTTTGATAATCATATGTGAAGATGTCCCTTTCAGCTCCTACCAAGGTATTTTTGAATCTTTCAAAATCAGAAATGGTTTGTCTAATTTGATCTACCGTGTCTTCTGTACTTCCACTAAACTTAAGGACTAACCTTTTAATTGTTGATTCTGGATATTCTAATAATAAACTATTTTTAACTTTGGTGTTTTCTTTTACTATATTGGATAATAACTTTACTAATTCCATAATTTTTTTATTAATAAATATTTCAACAAGTCAAAAAATTAATAATTCATAATAAGTAATTCTTCACCCATGTTTTGTTTTTCACCTTTCTTTGCTGCGGCGGCTTTTGCAAATTCTTTTCTGACCCAAGTATATTGATCTTCAGGAAACCAATTGTGAAGTAGTTCGAAATCATAGTATGATAGAGAAAACTTACTCTGGACTTTGTGTAATACGTTTGCCAATCTTTCATGGTCTTGTCTATCGAAATCATGATTGGAATAATAGTTTTCTGTTTTCCAATATGGTGGGTCCAAATAAATGTACGTAGATGGTGAATCGTATTTTTGTATCACGTCCGCAAAATCCATATTTTCAACATCTGTAATTTTTAAAAAGTGATCCACCCAATCAGGTTTAGACAACTTATCTCTAAACGTAAGATATTTCGATTTATATTTTCCTTTAAGGTCAATAAAGTTTGATGTTTCAGGTTTTGATCCACTGAAAACCTGTGTTAAAATGTAAACATACTTAGCCGCGACTTCATAATTGCCAGGTTCTAAGCTGAAACCTTCATTAAATAATTCAGCCTGAAAGCTTATAAACTGTTGTTTATATATTTCAGGGGTATTATCTACTCCTTGTTTTTGACAATCAATATTGTTTATTGCCCTTAATAATTCAGTTGGATTTTGAACACATTTAAATAGATTATAGTTTAGTGGGTTGAAGTCATTGTATACAACTTTTTTAAGTCTGGGGAATTGTTTTAGATCCATATTATAGAAACACCAAAACATTCCTCCGAAAGTTTCTAAATAAACCTCCATATTTTTATCGTAATAAGGAACAATCCATTTCCCGATTTTACTTTTACCTCCGATATAACTTAACATGTATAAAAAATAATAAACTTAATCATATTAATCAACATCAAACTTTTTTATAATTTATTTGGATATTAATAAAAAACCACTATCTTTGTATTGTTGATGTGGTTAACCACTAAACAAAATGGATGATTTGGTACACCATTTAAAAAACGCAAGTCGTGATGTCATCTTACGGTTATTAGAGACAGGTTAATTACCTTCCTAACAGGAAAAACATAAAGGGGGACTTTGTCCCCTTTTTTATTTTTTGTGCTATTTATTACTAATGAAAGTATTAAGTGTACTTAAAAGTATAATAATAGAAAATCGTGGTAAACACCATAAACTTTTTACTGCGCCTGAAGGTCCAAAATTTATTGCAACAACTCATCAAACTTCAGATAGAAAAAGTAATTTAAGTTATGGGGAAATAAAAGATATAATTTTAAATGCAATTTATTCAGGTAGTAAGATTCATACAAGAGTTGGAGTACCTAATACTATGCTTTCTGATATAATTCGTGATAAATATAAAAAAATTTTATATGAATTTTCTAAAGATCCAACAGAAAAAAAAATAAAATTTGTATTTAAAAGAGAAGATAATAAAGATGAACACGTATTTGACTATATTGAATTCATACTTGCAAGAAGTGATGATAATACATTTTTAATTGTGTCAAGTACATTTTCTGATAATGGTACTTATCTAAAACTATACGGTAAAGATGTTCTTCAATCAAGAAAAGTTATGTTAGAAAAGTATTTTCATTTAAGGACTGTAATATTATAATTATTATATGGAAAAAAAAGAAGCAACACAAGTTACAGGATGTAGAAAATGTAATAAAGGACAAGAAAAATTACAATTATTTTTGGTCACTTTTGGTATAGTTTTATTAGGTCTTTCTATATATGGGGCAGTAAGATTAGTACAGGACATTATTAGTTCTTTCTAACTTCTTTCATATTTTAAAAATTGTTTGACAAGTAGATCCCCAATAACGTTTCTACCTTTAAATCCTTTTCCTTTAAGTCTTAATGGTTTTGATGTATCCATTTGTTTTGGAAAATTAACCATTATTTCACCTTGTGGATGTGGGATAACAAAATTTTCCTGATTGAGATCGTCCAATGTGAAATATTTATTATATAATAGGTGTTCACCAAACTTTTCAAAACCACTTTCATTTGTTAATGTTATTTTAACTAAAAGATCACCGTAAATACCATTTTCGAAATCTCCCATGTTTTGTAAACGCATCATTTGACCATCATCAATCCCATGTGGTATTCTAAGTTCAACACTTTTTACCTCATCTTTATTACCATCACCTTTACAAACATGACATGCATTAATCAATGTATGACCAAAACCATTACATGAAGTACAAATCTTTTGTACCATCTGAACAAACATCCCACTACCAACTTGTGCCCATAAAACACCTTCACCTTTACAAGTGGCACATGATCGTTTGTCCCCACCAGTACCATTACATGGATCACACTTTTCTTTTCTTTGATAATTCAAGTTAACTTTTTCATTCATGAAACTTTTTATAACATCTACAGAAAGTGTAATAATTCTTGAAGGTTTCTGTTGTTGTCTAAAATTCTGATTAAACATATTAAACATACTACTAAAATCCCTGAAGTTGGACCCGGCAAACGGATTTTTTCTTTGTATGTCGTATTCTTTTCTTTTTTGTTCATCACCAACTACATCATATGCCACGGAAATTTTTTTAAATAATTCTTCATCCCCACCTTTATCGGGATGATTTTCTTTTGCCAATTTTCTATAAGCTTTTTTTATTTCTTCTTGAGTTGCGGTTTCTTCAACCCCTAAAACAGAGTAATGATTTTCAGCGTTCATTTATTGTTTTTTTCTTGTATATTTTAAATTATAGGATAAAAAAAATGAAATATCTAATAGTACTATTCAAAAATAAAAAAAGAAAAAAGATTCTAAATAAATTTTTGAATAAAGAAAGAGCATTAAAATACTTTGATTTTTTACTACAAACTAGCAATTCAGTGAATTTTCCTAAACGTTTTGAAAATGGAAAATTGTGTGATTACGAAATTGGTTTTTTGGAATCGGGTAGTACAAATTTTGATTTATACTTTGTAAAAGATGAACTCGGAAGGCAGGTAAAAGTTGATCTCGACGATACTAACTATAGATTAAGTAAAATTTCGAAATATAATATTCATGAAGAAGTTTATGACGTTCAGGAAAAATCTAAAATTAATTTTGATTCTTTTGTAAAAAAATATTTACCTAAATCAAACATAAAGTTAGTTTCAAAATTGAACAATAAAGTCGCGATACAAAATGATAATGATGTCAATTTGATTTCATTGAAGTCTATCGACGAGTGTTCAAGGTTTATGGATGTATTGGAATCTTACTTGATAAGTAATAACAGGTTGGATTGTATTTTAGTCAAAGATTCTTCTAAAGAACAAAAAAAATATTTATATAATATTTTAGAATCAAAAGGAATTAACAAATCATTTCTTTACAGAAGATTCACTACTTTTACGAAAGAATAATCTTTTGAAAAAACTTGGTTTTTTTTCATTCTTTACTTCTTCGTCTTTTGTTTCTTCGTAAACTTTTGTATTAACAAAAACTATTTCTGTACCTGAAATATCTATTTTAAATCTTAATTTATTTATATCAATTTTTCTAAAATTACTTTGTACTTTTTTGAAATCTTGATCATTCAATTCATAAACCAAGATCGGTTTTCCTTCTGGGAAAATTTCATTAGCCGCTTCAGTAACAACTAACAATTTTTCTAAGATATCATTAATATTTTTTTCATCTTCTCCCATACACTTAGTTTTTCAGGTTTTTTTGGTAATATATCTTCTTTTTTTAGTTTTTTAATTTCAGCAATTAAATTGTGTTTTTCAATATCAAGATCATTTTTGTCTTTTTCTATTTCACTTTTCAACCAATCAATTTCCGCTTCCAACTTGGTTTTCTTCTTCGTCATCTTCTAATTCTATTTTAGGATTATTAATTTCAAATTTTAGTCCTTGTAGATCATTTAACTTTTGTTTTTCAAATATGTGTTTTAGTTCATCTATCTTCTGTTGAAATAGTCGATCTTTTTCTTCTCTTTCTTTATTGTAAGCAATAATGTTTTTTATATTAGATATTTGATTTTCTACAGATTGTTCATTGAACTGAGTTACAAAAGAAAAAAATCTTACACCGACGTTGGTTGGGTCGTTTTCAACAACACTTTTTTCATCTACAAACTTTTTTGGTAATTTCCAAGTATTTGGAAATTCTATATCAAAAGATAGATAGTTTTTCATTTTTCTTACCGATTGTAAATACGGAAATAGAATGTTAAATTCTTTAAATAAACTCATTTGTTGTTTTGTATTAGAAATGTTATTATATAAGTTAAAAATAAACCATAAAGAAAGATTTCCCTATTACTAAACAAAATAGGTTTAGGATCTGTCTGTAATAGGGAAATAATAAATTTTAGAAAAATTCTAGTTATTGATATAATCGAAAATATAAATACAAACAAATATAACGTATCGATATTAGTCATATTAAGCCCTTTTACTTTCTAAAATTTCACCTCTTAATTGTTGTAATAAAGATTTCAGTTCTTGTGCTGATTTTCTAGCTCTTGTACCAGCACTTTTGTTACCAGCAAAGAATTTGGTTGTATCCACGCTCAATTGTTCTGTCAAAACTTTAATTTGTTCAAGTGTTTCCATTTTTAAATATTATAGGTTTATTTAATGTTAAACATATTAATTATGATGTTTATGTAAACATTTAAATACTTAAATTGTTATCTAAAGATTTATATATGTTCAACATAATATCTAAATCAGATTGGGTAAATGTTTTTTCTATGTTAAAAATATCATCAAAAAATTCACCAATAGACTCTTTGATTTTTTTATCTTCTTGTTTATAAAATATTTCAATAAAAAATGACTTGAAGTATTTCAAATGATCTCCTTCATTTGTAAAAATAATTCCTTCTTTTTCAAAACTTTCGATTGTTTTATTCCAACACCACTTGAAGTGGTTCACGATGTCTTCTTCAGACATTTGAATTTTGGTTTCGCTATTGTCTTCCTCACCCAAAAAAGTTTTTCTTATTAAATCGTAAAGGGAATACGAAAAATCGTAATATAATTCTAATTTTTCAGGTAAAATATTATTTATTCTGAACCATAAATCAATGTCTTCTTTATTGATTGGTTTTGATATGTAATTAAAAAAATTATCCATAGAGGTCATCTATGGATAATTATACGGTAATATAAAATTATGTAAATTATTGTGTTTTGGAATTGTAGGTAATCAAACCAGCAATTCTTTCAATATTTTCATTAACTTTTTTTGACTTTTTTGATACGGCCTTTTCACCTTTTTCAACTTTATTTAGTAAATCGGATGCATCATCATTTCCTGGTCTATCTTTAACCACAGGTTGTGCGGATTTATTATATGCCTTCCTTTTTATTTGAGCCAACATATTTTTTTCTCTAATTTCGTTTCTTTTTTTGTTTGTTGGTGTTTCGACCGCATTGCCCCATTCAGGATTGTTACCTGTTCTTGAAGAACCGACAATGTTGTCTTTTACCCATTCTTCATTAGGAGCAAATTCATCATAATCAATGTTTTCAAGTGCCGCCGCTGTAAAGTTTTCTACATATTCCGCCACACTGTCTGATGGAACATATGCCATTTTATCCATCTTTTTCAATTCACCATTACCCATAGGAAAATGTTTTGCGTCCATAGTGAAATCTTCCATTGACCCATCTTTAGCATATTTTTTCATTTTTTGCCCAACCTCTTTATAATAGTCTTGATTTTCGTCTCCAGATTTTTTGAATGATCTTTCATATTCAGTGTATCCTCTAGTTTTTTTGGCGGGTTTCATTTTTTCTTCCGCCAAATTTTCAATTAAATTAACGACTTGTTCTTCTGTAAGTCGAATTGATCTACCTAATCTTTCATTAAAAATTTCGTATTCATACATTTTAGTTCTCAATTCTTTTTTTCCAGGATTCCAAAAATCTGTTGTTTTTTCGGCGTTATCATACATGTCTTCGTCAATTTCTATTTCATAAACAATATCACTACTATCTGTATTAAAATCGTCTTCAGGCATTTTCCAATTGGTTTTATAATCTGGCATGTCGTCAGAAATTTTTAAATCCCCATATTCATCATATTCACCAGTCCCATCACACCATTCGCATTCAACATCATCAAACTCGTTATATCCCGTACCATTACAATGAGGACATGGTTCTTGCATTTCATAATCAAACTCATCAGAAATTTCGTTCATATTTTTTTTACTTTTCCTTAATAAATCAAAGTCTGACTTATCAATTTTACCGTTTTTGTTTTTGTCCAATTTGAATTGATTTCCATGAAGTTTTTCATTCATTTCAGATTCTTTCATGTATCCACATTCTGTACATTCACCTTCCATCATTTGACCACCACATTCACACATTTCACCATCGTTGACTTCAATTTCATAAATTGGTTCTTCATCTAATGATGATCTATCAGTATATTCTTTACCATTCAAAGAAAATTTATCCCCTTTTTTTGTGTTTTTCAACATTTTTGTGAAAGCATTTCCTTCGGATGTTTCTTCTTCTTCAACATAATCAAAAGACTTTCCAGGTCTATTAAATTTTGTCGTATTATATTTTTCATTTAGAAATCTAGAATAGTTTTTCATTTTTTTGTTTTTATTATAAATATATGATCAGTGGAGTTTATTCATTTCACTCAGGATAATATCTTTTATAATATCTTCATGAATTTGATATCGATCACTGATTCGTTTTATTACACCGTTCAATGTTTTATTTTCAAAAATATTAAGAGCCTTGATATCACCCTGATTACAATATGGGAAACGTTTACATTTTTTTTTAACTTGGACGAATTTTCCTCCAGGTATTTGTGTTTTTGATCTTCCTCTCCAATCTTTTTTACTTAAAGATTTAGCCCATGCCGCGGTAGTAACGTATGACCCTGATGATGAAGAATCAGTTGCTTCAGTGGCTTCTACTTTTTTAGGTTCTTCGCCAGAAAAAAGAGGTGCCTCATATCCACCAGCAGATCCTGTTCCTGTGGCTTCCTTAGTTTCTTTTTTGGTTTTTTTATTATCCAAAATAGTTTCTAAGAAGGTTTTTATGTCTTCAGGGTTTTTCAAGTAATTTTTTATTTCTTGTTTAATTTTGTTATTGGATAATTTTTTGTTTTTAATAAGTTTGTAAATTTCACCAATTTCACTTTTATTTTTTAAGAAATCTAAATAATGAGTTTTTTTACCATTATCATTTTCTTCTTCTGTTTGTATGTTTGATAATAGTTCGTTTTTGGATTGCATAGCTAAAGAAGGATCTACTTGATCACCACCTTCGTAACCTCTAGCCTTAGCGATTACATCAGAGAAACTTTTTTGTATTTCTGATTTCCAATCTTCCATTTTTTATTTAAAAACTAATACGTAAGTTAATGCCGCAACTATTGATCCTGAAACAATTTCTATAACTGTATTTTTTGTTTTAATTTTTCTTATGTCCTTTCTAAGTTCTTTATTTTCTTCGTCCAATAATTTTACTTTTTCTTCAGTATTTTTAATTATTATTTCATTGTTTTTATCTTTTAGCTCTAACAGCCCAATTATAGTATCTTTTTTTTCTACTTTCGATTCTAACTGATTAATTTCTTTTTGATCCATTAATGATTGTTTTTTCAATCTATCCAATTCGTTCAAGTCTAAAAGTATTTGTTTTCCTACATTTACAGGAAAACATATTGTTGTCGTATCTTCTTTTTGTAAATTTTTTTGCCCGTAACTTAGACAGGAAATAAAAATAAATAATGTAAATAAAAATTTTTTCATACTTAATATTTGTATCTTTGTTTAAAGGTGCTGTCAATTTCTTTTTTTCCCATACCTTCTATTTTTTCTTTTTTCTGTTCATAATAATTATTTATTACATTTTTTTCGAACTTAATTTTTGATATATTTTGATCTATTTTTTCAATGTCTTTTTTATAAGAAACTATAGAATCGTTCAACTTTAATTGTAATTCCTTCATCTTATTAATGTTCTGATCGAGTTGTTCTAATTTATACTTGAGTAATTCTGACCTATCTTCTACCGGTCTGAATAACTTCACAAGTATGATTGTTAATAACAGAGTTAAAACAACTAATAAGACATCTTTATAATTTTTTATCAGAAACTTTTTCATTTTTCACTTGGTGTTTTTTTTCTATTGGCAATAACCTTTGACCATTTAGCTTTAAATTTTTCATAGTAACTTCTAAGTTTTCCAATGAACTCAACAAATTCATCATTTATGTTTATCATGTCCCCATTTATATAAACACCATTTGTTTCTCCAATTGAAAAAAAGAATTCTATATCTAAATCTTGTATTTTACCGGACCATTCAACATTGTTTTGATATAGGTTCAAAGTGTTAAAATCTACTAATTCAGAAACTTCACTAACAAACTCATCCATCGATTCTTGATATGCGGTTTTGTCATCTGTAGTAAGTTGTAACCCCATTTTATCTTTAGCGTTGATTGTCATTAAACCACCTGAAATTCTATAAGTTTTTTTCTTTTCAAACTTCCTATCTTCAGGCGTATCACTTTCAAGGTCTGTTTCTAACTCAGCCGTTTCATATTCTTTTTCTTCTGAATCTTCTTTGATTAAACCATAATACTTATCAAGTATTTCTGTACTTTCACTTAGTGATTCTTTATTTAATAAAGTTCTAGATGCTGAAAGTAGTTTTTTAATTTCTTCGTGTCTATTCATTTTTAATTTGTTTTTCAAATAATTCAAAGTCGAAAGCCGGACTCAGATCGGTTATTTCTGTTAGAAAATTACTTCTTGTCACTATTCCTTCAAAATTTTCTATCCCATTTATCTTAGTGTTGTGACCTAAAACTTGGATTTTTATTGAGTTATTATTACATAATTTCAAACATAGTTCTGAAGTCGATTTTAATTGTTCTTCAGTATATGGTTGCCAATAGTAGTAGTCCCTCCATTTTTTTTGTACAACAACACTATTATAAATATTGCCAATCCAGTTTATGTATCCATTTTTTAATGGTTGTTTTTCTAACCACCCTAAATTTTCTAAACAAACAAATATTGCCTTCTTGTTAATTTCATTTTTATAAAAAAATTTTGAGTATTGATTGTCCTCAAGTAGTTTTACAACTTTACCTTCACGATCAACAAAATAGTTAGGTATTTTACTATATGATCCATTATGTCTGTATTTCAAGGATGTTATATAATTTTCAGAATTTCTTCCTGAATGTAATAAAATTATTTGTTTTTTTTGGTTTGAAACAAACTCAGTATTGAAATTACCGTATTCTATAATATCCATTATTCTTTTTTATAAACCAATCTTTTTTTATTATTTTCACCTACTGTCGTTGTTTCAATCGGTACTTCTACAATTTTTTCAACTTCTTTTATAACTTCTACAGGTACTTCTACAATTTTTTCCACTTCTTTTATAACTTCCACAGGTACTTCTACAATTTTTTCAACTTCTTTAATTACTTGGACGGGTACTTCCACTTCTTTAATTACTTGAACAGGTACTTCCACTTCTTTGATGACTTCTACAATTTTTTCAACAACTTCGGGTTTTGGTTCAGAAACTTTGTGAATTTCATTACTTTCTTTTTTTCTATAGTTTTTAAAAGCTTGATTAGTAGAAATAACTAATGCAATAGCTAATGGGTCAAAAACAAAAATTAATGTAAGAATAAAAAAATTAGCGGTTTTTTTAACGTCCCATCCAGTTATTTCACTTAAATACTTAATTGCCCCTAATTCTCCTGATTGAATTTCTTGTGAAGTGAGATCTAAAACTTCTAAATCTAACTTGGTTATACTATCATTTAGTGCTTCTATTTTGATTGATAGTGTATCTCTGTTTGTTTGAGCAACTTTTAATTGTGTTTCGAAAGCCTTTCTATTACCACCATTAGCTCTTGTAACTACTTGACCCGTTGTTCTATCAATGGTCTGAGTTGTTGTATTTGTGGAAAGTGCATTTCTTAAATTTGTTATGTCTTTATCCAACACATCTTTTTCCTTTTGATATTCTTTCTTTATTTCATCAAACCTGTTTTTCTTAACTTCGATGTTTTCAATTTTTTTATTATTGATTTCAAGTCCTGCGATATTTTTTTGAAATCCTGTAGATAATAATCCATAAATTCCTACAGATGTGAGTATTGAAAGAGTAACTAATGCTATTGTTAAATATATCTTTAGAATACCGTAAGTTTCTTTCCATTTATCATGTAAGTACGTCGCGATTGCTATCTTGGATATTTCCAAAAAAGATCCCATAATGATCACAGGAATGGCAACTGCCGAAAATATTATAGATAAACCTATAACACTGTAATACGCTGCGGTTCCTGATAATCCTATTGCACAAAATAACAAAAACCAAGGTAAAAATTTTTTATTCATATCTTTAAACTATACTTAATAAATATAAAAGATAAAGAAAAACCCCCATTTAAGGTGGGGGTCTATATATGATAGGGTTGTTTGTTTATTAATTACTATTTTAATTTTCAATCAAAACTTCTTTTTTTATTTCACCATCAACAAATCTTGAAACGGAACAAAATTCAATTTCAACATCTTCTTTAATGTTTTCTTTGAACTGATTGTATTGTTCTTCAGTTTCAAATGATCCACATTGTGTCGCAATCGAATGGTAAACTTTCAATCGGTATGAACCATATGGATTTTTAAGTTCCGAAAATTCCATCACAAGATTTTCAAATTTATAATCATCAGTACCATCTTTAGTTACAAACTTACCATTTTCATCTCTTTTATAAAAAGCAGATCTATGATACCCACAATTATTACATCCTACATATTCTTCACCTGTCTTGTAATAGAAGTCACTAAAAGCTTCTTCTTTACAATTTGGACATTCAATATAATCTATTACACTTCCCATACTAATTTTATTTTTATAAATAATCAAATAATTCTGAACTATCGTTTCTAAGTCTACGTAATGCCTTTTCTTTAATCTGTCTGACCCTTTCTTTTGTAAGTCCGAAATCTGATCCAATATCTTCTAAAGTTCTTGGAGTGCCGGTAAGACCAAAGTAATCACCAATGATTGTTTTTTCACGGTCGTCTAAAACATTTAAAAGAGACATTAGTTTATCTTTTAAAATATCTTTTGTGTTAAATACTGAATCTGGTTGTTCAGCATCAGGATTTGATATCATATCAATTAATGTATCCCCATCTTCATTAATTGTCATGTCTAAATCAATAATAGATGGTAGTGTAGAAAATTTATCGTCTAATTTTTTCCCTGTTTGTTCCACTTCTTTTTTTGCTCGTTGTAAATCTTGTACAACATTAACCGGTAGTCTTATTGTTCTTGCGTTGTCATTTAGAGACTGAATTATTGATTGTTTTACCCACCAAACTGCGTAGGAAATAAATCTTAAGTCTTTGTTCCAATCAAAATTTTTGATCGCCTTCATTAATCCAAAGTTTCCTTCAGCAATTAAATCTGAAAGGTCCATACCTTGATTTTGATACTGTTTTGCCACAGTTATAACAAATCTTAAATTACCCCTAAGTAATTCTTCTTCAATTTCTTTACGTTGTCTTAAACTAATACCTTCTGATTTCATAATCTTAGCAAGTTCTTTTTCCCGATCAGGAGTCATTACCTTGATTTTTCTTATGTCTTTAAGATAGTGTTGAATTTCTTCTTGATTTATTGGTGCCCCAACATTTTTGTCTTTCATATTTATATGCTTTTAGATTGTTCGTCAAGTTTATTTTTTTCCGCAATTGTTAAAGAATCCATTCCTTGATCAAGAATTTTATCTAAAATTTCATCAACTGTAAGATTACAAATATCTTCTTTTTTTTCTTTTATTTCAATAGATGATAAATAATTTTTTATAAATTCTTCATCATTAAATTCAATTTTTGGTAACTGAAATACGTTTTTATTACTTTTTCGTTTCTTTTTATTTGGATATAATTCCATTAAATGGTTTAGATTTTCTTCTTCCATGTTACTGGCAAAGTTTCTACCTTTTGGTAATAAAAAGTACGTAAAGTTTTCAAAATCCTTACTTACTAAATCAATATAAATATTTAGTTCAGGTAAACACATTTCAGTTTCAAAATGAAAAACTGAACTTGTATCACCAAAAATATATTTTATTTCATCTGATTTAACAACAGGACTTATTTCTTCTGCGATGCGACGAATAAATTCCGTTTCATTTTTTTTATCGTCACAACGATACGTAAATAAAATGTATTTCATTTTTTATAGTTTTGTATTAATATGTTCTCTGATTTCTTCTTCACTGAATGATTTTTCATATTCTTCAAAGTCTTCTGACATTTTGAATATTCTTGACCCTTCTATGTACTTAACTTTCCCTTGTAATTCTGTAAAGGTGTGTTCCAATTGTTTATCAAAAATATTTTTGTAAGATTTTTGAGTTGATATAATACAACCATTTACACCCAATGATTTGATTCTTGTTAAACCAGTAACAACACTTGTAGAATTTTCAACTTCGAAAGATCTAATTGGTAGATACCCGTTTTCAGTTTTTTCTAAAAAAATAACATCAATTTGTCTTGTTATATCATTATATCCTATAAAATCATCAACTAAATCGTTAGAAAATTCACCCCCGATTGTAAGTCCATTATCGGCCTTGAAAGATGTTCTATTGTTATTTGGTACAAATAATTTATATCCCGCCTTCCTACCGATACTACATAACATGAATTGTAGTGTTGTGTGTGGATCTTTTGAAATTTTTTCCTGACCTCCCCCATATATTTCACCAAGGTTGAAACCAATGCTCGACATCAAAAATGTGTCAATATGAAAAACATAATCTATACCATCTTTTGTGATGATTTTAATATCTTCTAATCCTTTTGACCCACCTGAGCCATTTTTAGCCCTTGAATACATCGATCTAAAAGTGGGGTATATACTACTTTCCCAAGATGCAACATCAGAACCATTGTTTGATGTACCAAACATCCAAGGCATTTGATTTAAAGCTTGTCTTAAAGCATTTTTAATATCGGTACGAGTTATTATGTTACCGATAGAGTTTTGAAACTTTATATAGTTTAGTACAAATTCAGGAATTGTTTTTGTCGATGATGAAATACCCATTTTTTATTATTGATAGTACAAAGATAGTGTTTTTTTTTAAACTAAGGCGTTATTTTGATAAAAAATAACTTCTTTTGTTTTGTGTTTTTGTCCTTGTATTTCAACTAAAGGTTTGAAGTCCATCCAATCAGCTTCAGAATTTTCGCATACTATAATTTCACCATTACGATTGAGTGACCATTCGGATAAAAATTCATAGTCAAAACCTTTATTACCATGTTTATAATACTTACCACCATTTCCTTGATATGGTGGGTCAATAAACCAAGTTGCTTCTATGTTTTCAATTGACGTATAATCATTATTTATTATTTGCCAATGTTTAACTTTATTCACATCTTGTGAAAGTTTTAATCTATTTTTTTCATTCCAAGCACAAAACTTACCTGGGGACTTTTTTGGTTGTGCAGAACCAGGATTTAAAAATAAACCTATGATAGACTTTTGGTTTTCATTTAAATAATTGAAATTATCATTATTCAATGATTGTCCTTTTGATAAAATAGGTAACGATAAAATTTCTTCAGAACTGACATTTATAAGATATTCCCATAGTTTTGCAATTCTAACGTCTTTTTCAATTAAAATTACATTTCTGTCATGATAGTTCATTGAATATGCCGCAGATCCCGCGAATGGTTCCACAATAGTATCGTACTTGGGTTTTGGGTAGTACTTGAATATTTTTTCTTTTCTTCCGTAGTAATAAAACATTTCTTATAAAATATAGATTTTAAACAGTACTAAATCAATTGACAATTTTAGATATATTGTTTTCTTTAGAAATTTTTACGGTTGACTCAGCCCATTGACTAACCATTGGGTTGTGACTGATTATGAATATTTTTTCGAAGTAATCTTTAATTTTCATAAAAAATTCAGATACTAACTCCAAATTATCATTACTTATTTTCCCAAATACTTCATCGAAAACGATTACGTTGGGTTTAGAAAGTGAACATATCTTACTTAGTACTGATCTAAGTGCCAATGATGCGATAGTTTTTTCGTAACCACTTCCAGATGTCATTAACTTTTCTATACCCGTTCCATTATCAATCATAATAAATTCAACTTCATTCTTATCATTGATTCTAATTTCTAATTTAAAGTAACAAGAATCTTCCATAAGTCTTTGAAGTTCAGAATTTATGATTGGCATCATAGTTTTCATAATTGTTTTAGAAACACCATTTTTTCCATAAGCTTCAAGATAAGTTTTATATATTTTTTCTTTATCTTCTTCTTTTTGAATTTTTTCAATCATTGTTTTATTTTTTTCAATCTTTTCCTGATAAGAAACTATAGAAACCTTGTTTGTCGAAAGGATTGAATTAATTCTTGTTTTTTCTCTTTCAAGTTCTTCTAATCGCATATCGGCCTTTATTAATTGTCCGTCGATCTTTTGATTTTCTTGAATTTTGTCTTGAATTTCTCCCCACCTTTTGAGTTTGTCTTTTAACGCGCTTATTTTCAAATCACAACTTTCAACAGAAATCTCATACTTTTCTTTAACAAGTTTGTTTTTTTCGTATTCATCAAACTCCTTCTTTAATTGTACAAAACTTTGTTCTTTGCGGGATAAATCCTGCATAAGTGTCGTTTTTGTGGTTTTATGCATGATAAGTCCATCAAGTTCTGCAATTTTGGCATTTGTTATTGCCGCGTTCATTAACTCAATTCCACAGTGTTCACATTTAATACCACCCTCAACTTCAGATTTCAATTTGTTAATTGATGAAATTTCAGTATCAATCTGGACCACTTCTTTATAAACATCGTTATATTGTTCTTTAACCTCATCGTGTTTATCTTCATGATAATATTCACTTGGTTCAACAACTTTTAGTTCATTAATCTTGGAAATATAACCTTTCTTTTCAAAATCAATCGTGTTAATTTCTTCTTGAACTTTAGTCGGATTTAATCTACTAATTTCTTGATCGATGTTGGAATGTTTTTTCTTCAACATATCATCACGGTAGGACTTACCTTTTGTGATCGCTTCTTCCACATTTGTCAATTCTTTATTACTATCTTCAATTTGATTATTAAGTGATTTAATTGTGTTTTCATAATCAGATATATCAGTTTTAAGTTGTTCGGATGAATATATGTTAGAAAGTTTTTGTTTTGAAAAATCTGAATATATTTCTTTAGCGACTTCTTCTTTCTTTTTTAAAAATTCAAGTCCCATAAACCTTGATAATACTTGTCCTCTTGCAGTTGGTTTAGATTCCAAAAGTTCTTCTAAATTTGTGGCAGTAGTTAAAATTGTCATCAAAAAATCTTCTTTAGTCCCTATAGAATTTTTGATGAAAGTTTCAGTTTCACGTCTTTGTTCACCAGTGAAATTTTGTAGACTACCATCAGATAGTTTTTTAAAAAAATCTAATTCTGTTTTTACGTTCCATTCTCCCTTTTTGGATAACTTCCTTTCAATTTTTCTTATGATAATGTAGTCTTCACCGTCTATTGTTATTTCACCTTTAACAACTACCGAGTTTTTATCGGTAAATCGATTAAATATTTCTTCAGCCTTTGTTGTTTTTGTTGTTTCATTAAAAAATAAAAACATCAGAAGGTCAACAGATAAAACAGTTTTACCACCAAAGTTTGGTGGATTAGACTCGACAACAATCAAACCATTTAACCTGTCAAAATCTAATTTTTGATTTTCACCATAGGATAAAAAATTAGAAAACTCAATATTTTTAATATACCATTTTTTGAATTGTGTGATATCAACATCACTTTCTTCCATTTTATATTCCACAGTTTTGTTGAGATCCAAAACTTCTTTCAAACTTTTGTCATATCCTTTAGATTCTAAAAAACCTTTTAACAAATCTATTTGGTAATTACTATCAGTAACGTTCAAAGAAACATCAATAGTTTGTTGTGTATCTTCATTTTTTGTTTTAACTTTTGTTAACACATTAACATTAGTTGTGTTGTACTTTTTTTGAAAGTAATATTTTACACTTTTAATTTTATCTTGCGTAAAGTTTTCTTGATTATCTTCCCAAACTACCTGTATTGTTGGATTTTCAAACTTAGAAAAGTCTAATTCTTTTATCATAAATTCATAATTAAATAACTTCGGTGGATTAAATAGATCCATTTATTCTTCTTCTTCCTTATTTTCTTGTGTTTTCAGTTCAATAAATTCAGTTGGTTTTACAGATTCAATATTAATTTCATCAATTAATTCTTCATTCTCATCCATAACATTGAATGATAATGGTTGTCCTGATAAACTTACATTCAAATTATTATTTTCTTTCAATTTTTCTATTTGTTGTTTCATTAGAATGTCAAAAGCTTTTTGCATTGCACTTTTTTGTGATTTTATTTTTGCATTTCTTTTTTCAACTTTTTTTCTGTGTTCTTTTGCTTTTTTTCCCATTTTATTTTTATTAATCGTTTAATATTTGTTCTTCTTCATCTTCAGGTATCACATATGTAACTTCTTGTTTTTGATTTGACAATCTATTTTCTTCGAACCATTCGATTATAGAGTTTATTGCCCAAACAAAACCAGCAGATAACATCCCGTCAAAAAATACGGATAAAATTTTATTAGTTCCAATGATATTATAACTTGGTGAAAAATATGTTAATGATAAGAAAAACCCAACCCATGTTGATGTACATAAAACACACGATATTAATGCCGATATAAAAGATCCCATATAGTTAAAAGGAGCTAACTCATTGTTACCCCAATTACGTATTCCATCCCTTATTCCATTAAAAATTGATCCGTAAACCAAAATGTTTGTCATTCCGTAGGCAACCATCACCCAAATTAATAATTGTATCATAATATATCTTTTAAATTTGACCCTTTCATGAAAATTGCATTTATTACATCACTATTTGGTCTATTGTTTATTTTTTCTAATTCTTCAATTTTTTTATTTTTATCTGAAATTTCTTTTCTTAATTTTTGTAAAGTATCCTGAAGGAGTTTTGTTTTGTCATTTTCTTTTATAATGTCTAAATTATGTCTAAGTTCATCTAATTCTTTAATCTTTTTAGACATTTCATTTTGGAAATTATTTTCCATTTCTTCCATTTTAGTGGAAAAAATTTTCCGTTCTGACTCCAAATCTTTGTTTAATTGGAAAATTTTTTCCTCAAGCTCTTCATTATTGGTTATTGTTACAATCTTTTCAACCTCTTTTACAATCTCAACTGGAACTTCTTTTATTATTTCCTTTTCTACAATAACTTCTTTTATGACTTCAACAATTTTTTCAACTTCTTTGATGACTTCAACAGGAATTTCCACTCGTTTTTCAACAATTACCTCCTTTTCCACCCATTTTTCTTGGACTTCGTTCATTTTTAAGTCTTTTTCACCTTCATTAAGTGTTTCCCCCAAAAATCCATATCTTTTGATATCAAATCCTTGTTTAAAACAAAGGTACATAAACTTATCAACGTCTTTAATATCTTCGGACTCACAATATGCAGACACTGCCTGCATTGTTTCTTTACTAAATATTTTGGATTTTTTCGGTTCCATGTTCTAAATCTGTGAATGAACTAATTGAAAACTTAAGAAATGGTTTAGGATTAAATAGATCAACATAAACATAATCTTTATTTGGTATGTCGTAAACACCATATCCGTGATTGTTAACACTTTCACCAATATTATTTTGGATTGTAGACCCAATCATATATCCTTTTCCTGTTTTGAATTTAAATTCAGATCTTTTGTGAATGTCCCCACACAAAACAACATCTAAACCATCAAATTTTTCAACATCATAAGCTTCTTCACCAAATTCAAACCCTAAATCCGTTTTAAGACCAGATATAGGTCCATGGAACAATCCAATTTTTATTCCTGTTGCTACGTTGATATCTGGCGGTATATTATGTTGATACTGAGAATAAACACACCAACTAACATTTTCGTCTTCATAAACACCGCGATCTTTGTAATATACAATATTTTGGTTGTTCAAAGAATTTATTATTGGTGAAAGAGCGTCTAATCTTTCTGTGTTATTCACTAAAAAGTCGTGGTTACCAGGTATAATTATTGTTTTTGCAATCGAAGAACATTCTTTCAATACCCAACTTACCATTTCAATAAGTTCGGGAGTCATTTGATTTTTTGAATGGACTAAATCACCAGTAAACACAATTCTATCAGGATTTAAATTTTTCCATTCGTTAAATGCATTTTCAAGAATTAATCTGTAAATCTCATGGTCTTTGAATAATCTTATATGTAAATCAGAAAAGTGTATAAGTTTTTTAATCATATACTAAATATAGTCATATTTGATTAGATTGTCAATTAACAAAAAACCCACCTTTTGGGTGGGTTACTTATTTATTTTTTAATTTTAAAAACCTTCATAAAGTCTTAAAACTTTTTTACCATCATATTCTTCAATATAGACTTTACTATCTTTACCTTCAATCCCGACACAACCTTGTATGTCATATTGCGGATTTTTTGCCTTATCTTCGGGTAAAATTTCAAAATAAAATAAATCTTTTCCATTTTCATTCCCCGCAGGTTTTAAACCAGATTTTGATTCATCTGATAATAAATTCATTTCTTGATCACAAGATTGCCAATAAATTTCACCATCTATATCTGATTCAAATAAATAAAATTTTGATGTTGCTCTTCTGTGCATTTCAAGAATTCTATTTTTTTCTGATGTGGTTAGACTTGATAGTATATTTTTCATATTTTTTTTATTGATAAATATACCTATAATTAAAAAAATTATTTTTGATTACACAAAACTTCGTAAGGAGGTTTATATGGATCGTCTTTCACAGGAAAAGGATTTACGGGTATAGGGACTCGGTATGGTTCAGCAATACCAATTTTAGGTTCATCCTTAACTTGACTCATCTTTTCCACAATAGGTGCAATATCTATCTGTTTGTTTTCAAGTTTACCGTGAAGGTATCCTTCTAACCAAATATAAAATTCTTTGTGTGTCATACTAATTCTCTACAATAAAGGTTTGCTAAAACAATTCTTGCGAACTTAAATTCCTTAGCTCTGTTTAGTTTTAATCCATAAGCTAATGCCACAGTTTTCAGGTGTGGATACGCTTCGCTTATGGTCATTTTACCTATTTCCATTAGTCAATAAAAAGTTCAAAGTCTTTATTTACATGTCCACACTCATTGCACATGTATGTTGGGAATGGTACTAAAGTGTCTTCAGAACTACCTGTTAAAAGTTTTGGAACTTTCTTAATCATTGTGACTTCTTTGAAGAATTTTGATTCACACTTTTCACACTTTACCGTTTCTTGTGACTTGAGGTCAATCCTTGGTTTTATAATTTCATCCATTTTATATTATTTTTTTAATTTATTCAATTTTGATTTAATGTCCATCTCAAGTATAGTTGTAATTGTTGATTTATCAACCCTATATTCCACGTATTCACGATCTTCTGTTAGTCTTACAATTATACATCCAAGTAAGGGTATTTTTTCATATTTTGTGCCTTCCAACATTTTAATAAGCAACTTACCATATAACGGTAATTGTGTTTTATAATGACCTAATGCATTATTTGGTAAGTACTCAAATGGCTTTCTCATTGGTTTAGTATATCTTTGAACTAAAAAATTCTTTTCCTGATTAGTTTTCCAATCGGTAATTAATAAACCTATCTCATTTTTTGTACTTAACACTATCCAAACTTTATCTGGTTGACCCGTATAACCTAACTCAGGGTGACCTAAAACTATTTCTGTATCTAACAAAACACAACCTCTTTGTTTCAATAGATCAATATAGTTTTTACCTGCAACAATCATAGTATCACTAACTACTATTTGTTGTGCATCACATTCAAAAATTGGTTCTCTGACTTGTTTGTTTTGATTAAAAACTTTTAACACATGTTCTTCTAAAAAATAGTGAACTCTTGATCCCATGTTGGTTGACTTTTTACCTTTTTCCGCCCACTCAGCTAAGATTCGTTCGGCTTCATCAGGATTTCCACCGGCCATATCAAATGCTTTTTGTTCGGAAGGAAATTCATCATAAAAAAGCTTCATAACTTTTGAAACTGATGGGTAGTCCGACCTTAATTCCCCATCTAAACTCAACATTGTATATTTGTGAGTATCTTCTTCAAAAGTTAATTTGAACTCTTTTTGTCTTTCAGATAAGATATTTCTTATTTCTTCTGCAACTTTATATAAATCCATCAATCTTTAATTTCATAATAATATTCATTTATTTCACCCTTCAGATCACAAACGTCCCTGTCTTTTGGAAGTTTGACAATTTTAATTTTACCCCAAAGTTCACCACCATTTAATTCGTGATAAAGGTTCACAGCGTTTTCCCATGCATCACCGTCTAAACAAATAATTACATTAGCCTTAGCCTTGTTATAAATTGTTTCGAACAATAATTCAGACATGTGTTTACCTAACATTACAACTGGGTTATCCAAAAACATCCCATCAAAAGCACCTTCCACTAAGTAAATATCTTTATTCCAATCTATTAAATTTTCCCAAAAAATAATTTTTTCTTTTTCTGCCTCAGGATTTCGATATTTCGCCCTACTGTGTGGGTCCCAACTTCTACCAACATAATAATTCAAATTACCCTTGTTATCATATGATGGAATAATTATTCTTCCTTGGTGACTACCTTTATCGCAAAATCCGATTCCAAACTTTTCTATGATATCTTCAGTTATTCCCCTACTTTTTAAGTAATTATATGCCTGTCTTCTTACAGGATAGATTGGGTTTGATTCTTTAAATAATATAAAATTTTCAGGTAAAACAACTTTTGGTTTTTTTTTTCTTACCACTTTTTGTTCTTCTTCGGGTCTTAGAATTTTGTACAATTTTTTTTGTTTTCTAGTTCCGTATTTGTCAAATAATTTTCCTAAAGAACCGTGTGTGTTTTCACTATCACCACAAGCCCAACATTTGTAAACTCCGTTGAAGTAGTTCACTTCCAAATTATGTTTGTTTCTTTCTTCGTCACAAACAGGGCAATTAAAAGATATTTGACCCCTATTGGGATAGTGAAGTCCGTGACTACCTAAAACTTCTTCTAATAACTCAACTAAAGCTTCTTGTTCTTCCATCTTTTAAAAGATAGGTACATTATTTAAATTTATCAACTTCACATGTTTTTCTATTTTTCTATATTTATTTAAGACAGAAAATTATGCCTACAACAGTAACAATAACAAATCTTGCCGGTTCATCACCTTTTGATGTTTGGGTATGTAATACGGGATTAACTACATGTATATATGTCGACACAATTACAACCGCCCCGTATACATTTGAAATACCTTCAATATATTCAAGTTTTTCACAGTTTGTAGTAAAAGTAATCGATGACAATGAATGTATAAAAACAAACATAATAGAAGTATAAAATGGCTTGTATTTTTTTAGGATATTTTTCAAACTCAACTATTGACCCTGAATTATGTTCAGAACCTTTGATTATACCATTGTATGGGAATGATTTGAATCTTGGTACAATTTTATATTTCGATTCAATCTGTACTTCAGAAGCAACAAACGGGTACTATTCAAATGGGTCAATAGTTTTAGAATATAAACAAATATCGGGGATTGATTCCATTGATGATTGTCCGTGTTCAAATCAGTATTGTATTTCAGGGACATCGTTGTACGATGGTAACTACACTTCGAATGGAACATATAATGGACTTCCTTATTACACAGGTGGGACTGGTGATTTTGTAATATACTATAGTTCTGATGAGAATTGTTGGTGTTTGGCTAACGACCTTGATGAGCCGTGTTTACTATTTGGTAAAAGTCCATGTACAAGTGATTGTCCTGATTTATGTGATTCATTTTTTTCTGAAGGATACTGTGTCATAACTACATCAACAACTTTTCCAAGTTGTGAGCTAATAGATTTTGAAGCATATTTTAATTGTGACATTACACCAACACCTACTGTCACCCCGACAAAAACACCGACACCTACACCGACACCTACACCGACACCATCAAATGTTTGTAATAGTTTGAGTTTTCAAGCAACAGGAATAACATTCACACCAACACCAACTCCAACTCCAAGTGAAACTCCAAGTCCAACACCAACACCTACAATAAATTGTTTGGTTTCTGGTCAAGTAACATTTAATGTGATTGATGATTACATTAGATGTTCAAGTAGTAAGAAATTCAGAGATTGTTTCACAGGTATAGAATATTACTCAACCGAATTATTGTTAATAAATGGTGAAATTCCTTTAGAAGGATATGTTTATAAAACTATAATAAACAACGAATCAATTTGTGCAACCTTCATAGGTTTGGTTGATAACATAAGTGGTGTAGATCAAATAGAATTAATTTCAGAATTAGGTCCTGAAAATGAAGGTAAATGTTTAGATTGTATCCCAAGTCCTTCCCAAACACCTACACCAACGCCTACAGCAACACCAACTCCCACACCTACAACACCACCTGGTTGTTTTGAATGTTCACAAGTTGTAACATTACCTCAAGTTGGTAATTCAATAGTTGTTAACGGTGTTAATATTACAGGTAGTGGTACTGGAAAAATAGAAGCGGGAACTTTTGGTGGATTTTTAGGTTGGTGTATTTCGGGTCCAAATGTAGAAGACAACTTTTTATATTTGGGTAATGATATTTTACCAGGAAACAACCCATTTACTTACACTCTAACTTTTGATAGTCCTGTTAATAATGTAACGCTTAGATTCATAAATTACAATTACATTTCATCAACTGTTTACGAAGAATTTATAATCACAACAAATACAGGTAATCCAGTGATAAGTACTTGTAGTAGTTGTTGTGCAAAAATTAATGGGAACGTAATTTCCGCAATACCTTGTCCACAAAATGCACCATACGGTGATATTGGATCGGGAATATTCACCTTTTCAAACGATGTACCATATACCACAATAACAATTTCGGGTAATGGGGCTTCTATGGCCGGTGGAACTATTATAGATCTTTGTTCAGATTCAATTCACTAAAGTATTATAAAAAAAAATATTTCTACATTGGTTTAAGAATCTGAAATCTAGTGAAATTCATATACTCAACCTTATCATTATCTATTTGATAAAGAACTACCAATTCATTATGGATATCTAAATTTAAAATTAGTCCATAATTAAATCCGTCGTTAAGAAACTCAACAACTGTATATTCGTTTTCATGCCCTACTTTTATAGATCCGTGATCAATAAGTTCCCCATCTCTAAAAAAACTTGCTTTATTATTTGTAAAATCGATTATATACCTACAATTTTTATGTTGTGGTTCCAAGTTATATTTTTTTTCAAATATTTCTGTCATGGTTGATGTAGTATCACCAAAGTATGACTGAACTTCATCTACTTGAATTACGACTTGTTGAGAAAAAAAATTAAAAGTTAATAATAGTGAAAAAACCAAAGATAAGATTTTCATAGTTATTTTTATTTGTTTATTTTACAAATATAATAATTTTTTTTGAATAAAAAAAAATCGTCTAAAAAGACGATATTTCAAATTATCGGTATTTTGAACGATATCATTTCCAAATTTCTTTAGATCTCATATATCCTAAAACACAGGTATATGCATCTGTTTGGTCAAAATTTTCTTTTTTAAGTGTATTATTTCTTGTGTATAACCATTTTATTTGTGGTTCTCTTTTAGCAACTTTTTCCCATATAATCATTTTCTTATCAATATCTTTTGGTAGACCTCCAAACAAAACAAATTTTTTCTTTTCATTTTCTTGGACTAATTCAGGAAAAGCAAATTTACGGGAATTATATGTTGATATAAATTCAGGTACAACATTTAATATTTCATATATTTCTTTGAAAATAAAACTATTAAATCTTAACAGGGTTTGGATTGTATAGATATTATTCGAATTAAGAAGTGGTTCTTCAATTACCACACTGACAATTCCTAAATTTTTGTATTGTATCAATTTTTCTCTAAAGATTTCACATTTTAAAAGTAACTCTTTTAATTTTTCATCTTCTTTCATTTTTGGTCTTGGGGAAACGTGTGTTAGTTCTAAAAGTTGTTGACTTTGTATATCGAACAAAGCCCAACCAATTGTTTTAGTAGATATATCTAATCCTAAGACTTTTGGTGAATTTTTGATTTTAGCCATAAAGTTGGTTTTAGTTATAAAATAATTTAAATGAAAAAAAATTAAAGGTTAAAAGTCAAGTTTGACTAAATACTGTTGTATTCCTTGTCTTAACACAGGTGATTGTAACTTTGACATTACAAGAATGTCTTTATCCTCATCCAATAATGCAATTTCGGTTACGAATGATTTTGTTCCTTGTTTCCATGTTGGGTTAGTTGAATTTTGAAATTCTGTAAAATTTAAATTTATCTTATATTTCATCTGATATATGGTTGCCATTATATCTGATTCAAAGGAACCGTAAAAATAATATTCGTCACCAAAATTTAAATCAGGTTTGTCATTTCCTAATTTAGTCAAGTTTATATAACTACCCAAGTCGTAATATGGAGCCTTATCGTAAAGATCTTTCGTTATAACAAAAGTATTGTTTGTCAAAGTATCTTGTGTTACTAAATTACCTAAGTCTTGTGTGTAATCAATTATTTTCCAACTTGATGGATCCGGTCTTTGTCCTGTTTTCACTTTCTGACATAAAACTTGGAATGATTCAGCAAAGAAACCTTTATTTATATTACAAGAAGGTGGGCATATTGTTGTTGTACTTGTGGTGTACGGCCAAAAAGTTGTAGTCGTTGTTAATGGAAAAGGATCTGTTGTTGTTGTAGTTGTGAATGGAATTGTAGTTGTAGTAGTAAATATTGGTATCGTTGTCGTCGTTGTTGTTGGTATCATATAATCCAAACAATTAAATTCGCGACCAAATCTAATGGCAACATTTTGTGAAACATTAGGCGTACAATCATTATTATTCCCAACAAGTTTTACATAGTAATTGCAATGAAGTGAATTTGTACTACAAGTTTTATTTGTAAACCTATAAGTGACATACATAGTTTCACCATGACCTGTCAAAACCCCATCAGCAGTTAAAGACGCTAATCCACAAGTATTTGGGGTTATAAGCGATAATTGAGGTGCCGGCAAAGTCCAATTTCTATTTGCCTTATAAGACATCGCGGCAATTATTTCTTCATCGTCAATAATAATTAATTTACTATCAGGGAAAACTTTACCAATTCGATTAGGTAAACCGTTTTTGTTTTTATTAGTATCCCACAAATGATAATATCTAATACCGGGATTATTCATATCATCATTTCTAGTTGTCTGAACATATCTAACATCAAAAAGATTTTTACCTTCAAATCCTGGAGGATCAACCCAAAAAGTTTGACCAAAACAACATTCAGGATTCTTATGCCACATCAACCAAGGTATATGAAGTCTAAAATTTCTAGCCTGTCCTGTTGTATCGTCTAAGTTGCTTGGATCATACGGTTCCAGTGCAAATTTTTCACCATAAAAGAAATCAATTGTTTGATTAGTATAATGTATGATGGCAATTGCCTTTTGTTCTTCGGGTTGTACTTTGACGATTTCACCTAAAGAATTGTAATAAAAAGTATCTGTAGTCTCAGCACTCAAAGTATTATTGATAAAAAATGTTTGTCCTGAATTTGAATTGTATCCAAAGTATTCTTTTGATCCTATATAATCAACTGAACCAAAATATTGATATCCTTCATATTTTGTAGGTATCATACCAGCGGGATTTTCGGTCCATGGAATATTCATGTTCCATATTTTCACATCAAATTGATCTGTATCACAAATAGATTCAAAATCGATTACTTGTTCGCCCCAATGTGGACTTGGAGTTATACTATCATAAATAGAAGTCATATTTGGCGGATAGATCAATGTACGTGCGTAACAATGTGTTATTACTGTACCACAAAAATCGGGTGTGTTTCTATCAAGTGTTATAGTATTTTCACATATATCAATTATTCTATATGTCAGAATTTGATAACATGAATTCATAGACATAACACAACTTGGTGGCGGTGGTGGAGGACAAAGTCTACTCGGAGTAGGTGTTAAACACGGTGTCCTTGTTGGAGTTGGTGTTGGGGTTGGCGATGCACAAGGGTTATAATTAGGTGTGATACTTGGTGTTGGAGTTGGTGTGATAGTTTCGGTTGGTGTGATTGACGGTGTAGGTGTAGGAGTCGGTGTTGGTAAATTAACACAATTACAGTCATACTCACCAAAACCATCATAATATATTGTAATTAAATCCCCAATAGATGGTTTGTTTGTATTTGTATAATTACATCCAGAATAAATTAAATCAACTTTATTAGTACCATTTAGAGTTGACATATCAATAATATAGTTTGAAGAAACCACGTATTGATTGTTAGTTAATGCACTCCAAACGACTGTACTTGCGGTTGTGTTTCCTGTAAAAAACCCTCTTAGTGGTGCCCTATTATAAACAGGATCTATCGTAGAATCCATGTAAGGTATTCCATAAGTAGATCCACTAGTTCCATCAACATAGTATGGATATTTAATGCTTTGTCTATTTGACTCTGGAACACCTGCAGAATTTTGAGTATTAAATGCTGGTTCTAAAACAAAGGAATTTGTAAAGTTATAATTAGAAGGTAATTTATCGTATGATATTTCACTATCCCCAATTTGGAAATAGGCAACTTTGAAGTTACCTTGTGATAACTTTTGTCTACCTGTATCGGTAACTCTTGTGTTAACCAATCCCGATGTATTTTTAATTATATATGCCATTTAAATAATAAATATTAAATAACTTTTTTTATTTGTTAATAATAACTTTTGTAACATTACAACATTCACAATTTATTAATCTAAGATTATTCAAATTAAGTACAAGATCCTGTGATGCACTTAAACAAGGTGTTTTCAAATCTACATTATAGATTAAATCACTACTAATGTAACCTTCCAAAGTATCACCATTACCAATAATTAAATTTTTCCATTCTTTAGTTGTAACGTTATTGTAATTATTACCAACACAGGGTCTCAAAAGTGGCGTAGACTGTGTATTATCAATTTTGGTAGTATACTGTCCTATGTCATTTCCATTTAAAATAATTTGTTCATTTGTATTTTGACTTACATCACCAAAATTAGGTTTATATTTGAGTGTGTTTTGATACACTAAATCTAAACTTAACTGAATGTTATTGTTTAAACTTGGGTTACAAAAAATATTAAAATATCCCGTTGTTTTATCAAAATTCAACGTGACAAAATATTGGGTAACATCATTTTGTGGTATTACTACTTCTTTAATTGTTGTGTTTCCGTTTACGTCTTCAACCGTAATAACATATCTACCACTACATAAATTTTGAATTATGTTTCCTGTCTGTATTTGACCGTTTAGATAATATGTAAATGGTTCTGTTCCGCTAAATGGATCTATTGATATAATACCATCACATTTACAAGAACTGTTTTTAATATTAACATTATAATCTACCACGACATTATTTTCACACTCACCAGTTGTTATTCTTAAGTTTGTTATTTGTTTTGGGGGTCTTGATCCTAAAATTTGCCAATTAGTGAAAGGTATTTCTGTATTCGAAAATGTATAAATAAAAGTATTTGGAAACCCACTTAAAATCCACTGATTTGTTGTACCAGTAGACCAATATAAAAAATATTGTTCTTCAAAAACCCAAGAACTTTTACCGTTCAACATTTCGGATTCAATAAAATTATAGGTTTCTATTTTTCTTTCCCTATTTTCTAAAACTTCTGTAACTACACACAAATTCATTTAAATTAGTATTTTACTGACAAGTCCCTAGTGAAGAACTGTTTATTCCATATGTCACAAGTGGGTTTGAAACCCAGTTTTGAGAAATTGTACTATTTGGGTAATTAGCGTTATTTGATAAATAAGCATAAAAACTTCCTGTGGGGCCTGTAGATGGGTTAAAAGTTTGCCAACATTCCCATCTGTTGTCAACATCATCCCAAAATACATACCCAATTAATGTTGGTGGTGACGTTACAGGACTGTATATTGCAAAATAAAACTTATTATTATAAGTACCAACAATATATCCATTACATATCAGTGTTGTTGGTGGGTCATTCTTTAAAACTTCAAAACACATTTCTGTTGGTGGATAACTACAAAGCCCATATGATGTTAACATATAAACAGTTCTTACATTTACCCAATCAACTGTTTGGTCAACAGGAAAAGAATTAGTACTTGGTAAATATGCCAAAAGTAGACCACCACCTAAGAATAATGTCATTTCCCATCTTGACAATCCGGAATTCCACCAAACAAAAGCACTTCCACCAAGACCTATTAGTTCGTAGTATGGTCTTCCATTATATTGTCCTGTTGATGACATTGATGTATAAATCGGACCTAAAAATTCATATTCAGTGGTAAAACAAATTAAAGGTTCTGGTGTTGCCGATGGTGTCAATGTTGGTATAGGAGTTGATGTTGGTGTTACAGAAGGTGTTGGAGTTATGGTCGGTGTTGGAGTTATGGTCGGTGTTGGAGTTGGAGTTGGAGTTGGAAGTGGTGTGGCGTTGAGAACACATTTTTGGTTTATAACAAAATCACCGTAGGAATCTGTAATTGTTACGTTATATTCACCGACACCTAAATTTGTTATTGCCGGCGCAACATTACCATTTTCCCAAGCTATAGTATATGGTGGTGTTCCCCCTGTAATACCAACCGAAACCGCACCATCAAATGTTGTTACATTAGTTGGTTCTTTTGTAAAACATTTTGCCCCCATAGGAAAAATTGTAATAACATCACATTCATTCCTGGGTGCAAGTACTGGTTTAGGTCTATCTGTTTGTCCCACTGTATATTTTAATTATAAATACATTTATAAGTCATTTTGAATGAAAGATTTCATTACTTCAACATACTTGATTGTTGAGCTGTTTTTATCTATGTAATCAAAATGGTTTGGGTTAGATTTTAATTTTTGGATTGGGTCAATATTAATGTATTCTCCTTTGTAAAACTTAGTACCTTTTAGATTTTCGGTTACACCTGCCATATGTAGTATTGGATTTTTTTCGAAAACTCCTATGGTGTCAGTTGCCCATGAAAAATTAAGCTCTTTAGTTATTTTGGTTTCGTTACCGTTTAACCATAGATTCCAAAGTAATGACCACATTTCTGCCGTCCAAAATTGAATTTCACCTGGACTTATGGGAAATCTTTTTTGATAATCTAACATCTGATAATATAATGGAGAACAATCGTCATATATTTTTTGCCATAAATTATGATCAGTGTTTTTAATTAGATATTGACCACCACCAGAATTTTCTTGATTACATTTTACACAATCTACTGTTACACCTACAATATTAACCATTTCTTGTAGTAACTGTCCTTTTTGTGAATTTGGATGTTTTGTTTCATATCTATTACAACAATCCATAATATAGTTATAACCTATATACCCAATTGTGTCAGATACATAAGTAAGTTCGTCTTTTAAAAGTTCTTCGAAATTTGGTAGGTAGTTAAATATTATATCCGCATCATGTAAAAAAAACAATTTACCATGTTCGGGAAACTCTTTTAACCACTGTGTGATCATATAAGGTTTTATGCTTGGTATATATGTTTTAATATCTCTATTATCTTCATAAAAATGAACATTAACACCATAATCTTTTATTTTTAAAGCTTCATCAGTTGGTTTTTTTGCACCATGAACCATTGCAAATATTACATGTATGTTATTTGGATTGATGCCTTTTTTTATAAAATTGTGGGTATATAATTTAACTTGCCAATGGAAATAAGGAACGTCTGGTTGTGCCGTAACAAATACAATATCTTTCATATTGAAAATATATTGTCAAAATAGACAAAGTGAATTTAATATATTTTATTTAGAACAAAAATATCAGAATATATTTTGTTATTAGTACTATTGCTTCCCCATTCGGCGGTAACGTCAAGTGTATTTGATATTGTTGTATCAAAAGTTGATGAGTTAACAGTGTTAAAGGCAAAACTTGTTGGTGTTGTACTTGCGGCTTTTATTACATGTAGATTTCCTAAACTTACAATTGAAGCAAACGTTGGTCCCCCAAGTTTTCTTACCGTAAAATTTATATTTAAAAGCCAAACATCGTTTGTTACTGCCGGTATACTTAAAACTCCAGTATCACCTAAAATAACACTACCAGTTTTTATTCTAATTCTTAAAGTATCACCACCAGGTTTTACACTCATTAAACCACCAAAGTCCGCTCTAAAACTATCCCCAATAGAAAAACCATTTGCCGGAACAGATAAAGTTCCAACACCTCCATCAATTAAAGTAGATTCAACTGTGGTACCGCTGATAACCACACTGTTTCCTGTTTGTGCAAATAAACCGAAAACGGTTGGTCCTGGAATTTGTTTGATTTTAACTTCACCGGTCGAAGCATCTCTTGTTAGATATTCTGTAGGTACATTTGTATCTATATTAGGTGCTGTTGAAATATTAAATGTTGCCGCGGTTAATCCTTGGTTGATTATAGAATTTCCATCAACATGTAAGTGTTCCTGGGGATTATTTAATCCAACACCAACATACCCTCTTTTTAATCCTGATCCTGAACCCAAAATAATAATATCAGGTTTTGTATCCGCAGATTTTCCAGCAAAAAACTTTATATTTTTATCATTAGTTGAACTTTGATTGGTTAAAATAACCATATCATTTGATTCATTTGTGTTTGTTAGTAAAGTATTTCCCGATACAACACCATAAAGGTTAGATGGGTATGATTCCCCAAAAGCAACAGACAATAACCCAACATTTCCTGCCACAGTGTTTGTGGATACGTAGGAGTTACTTGTACCAGAAATGTTTATACTTGGAAGGGACGCACCTCTAAAGAAAAATCTACCATTAGTAGTTCCCATCGCATCAATATTATATGTTGGGGTCATATTGAATCCAACTTTTTTACCAACTAAGTCAACAAAAATTTGTTTATTGGACCCAAACAGAACTTCACCTTCGTCAAATGGATTTATATTCAAAGGCGAACATGAATGTATATTCGAAACATACAAATCGTCTACACAACTACCTGATGAACCAATAGTTGATGCCGAAAAAGTGTTGGCCGATAAACCACTGATAAAGAAAGTTGTGCCCGTAACTGTACCACCACTTATTGGTAAATAATTTCCTGTAATTCCTGTCACTAAAGAAATTACATCACCCAAAGTAGTTTTATATGATGATCCGGCAGGATTTTGTGATGTATCACCTGTTATAACAATGTGAATTAAATCATTAACCGAAACACCTGAAGCAAAATTTCTATCTGTTAAAAATGACATTAATTTTTTTTCTTATAAATATTTTAGTTTTGGAAATCGTAAGAATCATTATCCATAAAATAAAAGAAATACCCATCCTGAAATTGTTTTTGATTAAAGCCATCAGGTGAACAATCTAAAATTTTAAAAATTTCACATCCCAAAGAATCAATTATCTTTATTCCAATTGCGGGTGCGTTGTTAAATTGTATAGGAACATTAATTACTATTGTTGGTGGTTGTGATGTAACAATATTTGCAACTAAAACACATTGATTTCCATAAACATCACAAACATAAACATTATATGGTAATGATGTAAAACTTGTGCTAGTAATTTGAATTTGTCCCATATTAAACAAAAAAGTTTGGATCAATCACATTAGGAACCCCACCTACAAATTCATATATTTTAAATAATGCGGTAGGTTGACCAGGATAACCAGTATATGTTCCATTTGTTAAATTTGTTGTCCATATTTCGAAATCCGCAACATTCAATGGGTTTGTCCTTCTAACTTCGTACCAAAACCCGAATTGCACATAAAAACCGTTGTTAATTGATGGATTTGCAGAATTATATGTCCAATTATTGAAATCGCATGTCTTCCCTGAAAGATTAGGAATTATGGTGAGAGGATTTCCAGAGTAAGGTACTGTTTCATTAATATATTTTGGTATCCACATTTGGTTTGTAACTGTACTTGATGAAAAAGTGGTTGACCCTGAATCTATAAGTGTTACGGAATGCCACGGAGTTACTAATCTTGATCCTGTGTTTGAAGTTATTGAAATATTATTAGTTGTTCCTGTTGATGAATTATTTACATTACTTAAAGTTGTCAAAACTTCAGTATTACAATTTAGATCACAACTAGTAAATGTAATACAGTCAGTTATGGTAGCCATATCAATTGTTATTGTCCATGGACCTGTTCCACCAGTTGTGAATGTTGATGATGGGTGAATAAAATAAGTTTCGTAACCTGTAGTGTCACCACAATTATCATTTCCACTTGCTAGTGGGATTGTTAACCAAAAATATCTGTAGTATTCAATATCGGTACAATCTGTAGGATTCCCCGAATAACTAAAAAGTAAGTTATTCCATCCATTATTATATACTTGAAAATCTGTAAAATCAGTGAAGGTCATGGTTATCTGTCCTTCGGCTCCTGGTACATTTTTGCTATAAGTAATTGTAGAATTGCTTGGTGTATCACATTGTGGCGTTAAGTAGTACCCACCATTTACACACTGAATCTGAGGTGTGGAGCTCATATTTGTGAAATATTGGGTCACTATACCTTGGTAAAAATTATCAATATAATTAATATTAGAAAAAGTACCACCAGTATTTAACATATATCTTAAAAAATCACTTGATGTACAAGCACTTACTTGGAAAGTCATACTTATAATGTCACATGGGCTGGCAGCACCTTGGGTTATAGAAGATTCAATTATTTTAAATGGTGTTGTGTTATTTGTGTCGTCACACAAAGAACAATCAAAATTTTCTAAACATTCACAATAAAGTTTCCAATTTGTGTTATTGTTTGTTGGGTTGGGGGTAACTTCTATATCAATATAATCACCAGTATTTATTGTAAACCCTGTTAGTGTAAGTACTTTCGCCACAAATGGTAGACTAAAGGAATGTTGGAATTTTTTTGGTGTTGTATTTAAATTAAGATCTGATCCACCTAAAGACTGACCCGCGGTAAAATATTCTAAAATAATTGGGTCTGTATATGCCGCAGCATTCAATGTAATTTTCAAACTGTCATAAACTAATTCAGTATCGAATCTAATTGCAAAATATGGTTTCAAAGGATCCAATGCGTAAGTCACATTTACCGGTGGTGGATTCAAATTTGTAACAGCACTAAAACTTAACAAATGGGAATATTGTGGCAAATTAGTTCCAGGTCCATTAATACATGTTAATGCATCAACATCAACTGTAGTTGATTGGAAACAATTTAAGTCCGTGTACTCAATACCATTCAATTTGATTTTTTGTATTATTGGTGTGTAGACTCCTGCAACAACAGGAACTGACGATGATCCTGTAAGCGGATGTGTATATGTATAGTCACCACTATATGAATTACCTATACCCGAAGTAAACGCAACTGTACTACTTCCAATACCCGGTCCATACCAATTTATAACGTAATCAGTAATATTTGTATCACAACTTCCTGTAACTTCTCCAACTGAAATTTCGGATATTGGGTTAGTATCGTAAAAATCAAAACCAATATCACAACTTAAACACAATGGATTTATGGTTGTTGTAGTTGTTGTTGTATTTCCAAAAGTTTGACAATATTCACAATTGGCACTATCTACAATTCTAACAGAAAAAGAAGATGAACCGCTATAGGGTGCGGGTATGTTTATTGTTGATGGTACAGAAAAAATTGTGTCAACTAAAGTACAACTTGTATCTGGACAATCTGTACAAACATATACATCAACAGGGTATGTTACTGAATTTATATTTGTAATTGTTACTTGAAGTGCCATATTCTATATATATTATATTTTTATTTTATTTAAGGACATATTCCAATATTTACTGCTGACACAAAATTTGGTGATGAACTTGTTGGTGTTATAGTCGAACAAACCGTGAAAGTACCTCCACTTAAAACGGAAGTTTCATTTGATGAACCACAATTATATGTAGTGTATGATCCACCACCGCTAAAGGTGATTTCCCATTCATAAACTATACATGAACCCGATGAACCCAATACCGATCCCATACCACTAATTAAAATAGGGGTAGTTGATGAACAAGTGTATCCCGTACCAAACAAAATAGGAATTGTACTTGGTGTAGACTCCCCACATTTAGTATATTCAAAAATCGCCAGATCGGCGTTTGATTCTAATATGAAACAGGTACAACCAGTTGCTGGTATAGTAGGTGTTGGTGTAATTGTCGGAGTTACTGTAGGTGTGATTGTAGGTGTAGGAGTAATTGTTGGTGTTGGTGTTACTGACGGTGTTGGTGTTGGTCCCACTAAATTCATATTTGCACTGAAACCACTACAATCACCACTTACAATTGACATATCAGCATAGAATCCTATACAATCAGGCGCTTTACCACAAGTTTGACAATTTATTAGATATTCAACCAACAAATTTATTTTGACATTAGTATCACTAAAGTCGTTAAAAGTTACAATATCACAGTCCTTTATTTTTGTGTTACATTTGTTTGTTATAGTTATTTTATTTGTTGCCAAATCAATAATCACATCTCCTACTTCGTCAAATTCTTTAAGTGTGGTTCTAAGACTTTCTATCCATAAAATGTCTGCGTATTGTGGAAAAGGTGTTCCCGTGTAAGTTAAAAATAAATCTTCTTTTACAACACCATCAATTTCGACTTGGGTTGTAAAGTAGGCTTCTACTATTTCACAACCAGTATCACCTGTTGTAAGATCGAAAAATCCTTCGTTCATCATTTGAAGAACTCCTCTTTTTCCATATGTTTTTGTGTCTATGAAATCATCGGTACACAAATTAAAAGACGCGTAAGTTGTAACTAATTCAGTGCCTTGTAATGATATTATGTCCGATGAAATACATCCGTCACTATCTGTAACCAAAACACTATAACTACCATTTGACAAACCTGTTAAATGTAGTCCTGTTTGTGATCCAACATTTGGACTCCACGTAATTGTAAATGGAGGATTACCACTTGTAATATTAAGGAATATTTCACCATCATTACCTATTACTGGTGGGACACCAATTAAATTTATATTAACGTTCTGTGACGGAGCAACATAAAATAATTCAGTTTGTGAACATGATGGTACCGCAGAATCTGTTACTGTTATTTGATAAAAACCAGGACTTAGATTGTTAAATACGTTCGTTAATTGTGTTGTAGTCGTAACAGGTGTACCACCCGACAATGTATAGTTTAGAGGTAATGTTCCTCCTGTGGTTGCGGTAATAATTGCAACACCATTATTCAATCCACAAGTTGTGTCAGTATTACTTACACTTATTTCGAACTTATTTTGATTTACAACAGAAAAATAACCTGTATAAATACATCCTGAATTGTTGGGTACATCTTGTATTGTTATTGTATAGCTTCCACTTTCTAATCCGGTAAAATCACAAATAGAAGTTGTGGTTATAACTGTTTGATTACTATTATAATCATAGAGTGTGTACTGATAGTTACCTGGAGCCAGACCATTATTGAGTTCAATATGAACTGAGCCATCGGTTTGATTACAATTCGAATTTGTAACAACCATAGATGTTACAATGAAACCATTTGGTGTAATCAAGGAAACTGATGATGTTACATTACAAAGACCCGCGTCTGTGACTGAAATTGTGAAGACACCATTTGATAGTCCCGTAAAGGTATATGTATTACTATATTGTATAACAACTTCTCCGTTTGATCCTGAAAAATAATAAGGTGCTGTTCCACCAGAAACAATAACATCAACCACTCCGTCATTTGAAAAACAAGATGGTTGACTTGTTGTTAACATAGCGGCAATACCTAAATTTGGCACATCTGTCAACAAAACACTTTGTGTTTTTGAGCATCCCAAATTATCGGTTACTGTTACAGAATAGGTTCCTGCGGTAAGACCAGTAACAATTGGACCTGTTTGGGGTCCAACATTCGGTGTCCAATTGTATGTATAAGGTGGAGTTCCTGTTGTACCTGTTACAAATATTTTTCCGGTTCCATCTATTGGCACACAACTAGCATCATTTACGATATATAAACCAAAGTCCAACGAGTTTGTTTCTTTTATTAGACAAGTTTCACTACGACCGGTACATCCACCACCATCATCTCCAATAACATAATAAAAACCAGGTGTCAGGTTATTAAAAATATTACTAAAGTTGGTACCACTTGTTATGTATCCATCATTAATTTCATATAAATAATAATATCCTGTTCCATATATATTAGTTGTCGATGCCGTTATAGAACCATTGTTTAGTCCACACGTTGTTCCCTGACTTTGGATAGAAATACAACTTCCCGAAGAAATAGTGAATTCTACAAATTGTGAAATAAGTGGTTCTTCTAAACAACTGTCAACTATTTCAATAACATACGTTCCTGCGGTAAGACCTACAAAAAAATATGATGTGGTATCTGCCGATGTAGGTAATAATCCTGTTGATGAATATTCAGTTACTGTATAGTTTGGAGATCCCCCATTTATTGAAAAGGATACACCTCCAGATCCTGTGTTTTCACAGTCTCCCGTAATTGAATAATTGAATATATTTATTGAACCACAACTCATTGAATACAAAGTAAATTAAAGTTTATCCCAACATTTATTTCAAAATTTTGGGTAACACTTAGGGGTATACAGTTACTATTATATATTGTGACAGTGTCATCACTGTTGATAACATAATCTAATCCTTCTGATTGTAAATTACTTAAAGCAGACTGTAAAGCCGACAACCAAACCGTGTTTGACGGATAACTAGCTGTAGGACTTGTATTTCCGTAACCCGTGAAAAATTCATAGTGTGATAGTAAATCCCCGTTTAAAACTAAGTCTACATACCAAGTACTTTCCAATGTATTTGGGTCACAATTAGGTTGTACTAATCCTTTATTTTGTAGAAGTTGATTCAGTACAACCGCAAAAGATGTAATTAAAGGGTTAGATCCCCAAGGATAAACAGGACATGTTGCCGATTGTATTGGACAATCTACCGCAAACAGTTGACCAATTAAAGAACAAGGTTTGCAAGGTACTGGTATAATTTGACATCCCATTTGCCTTCTCCAAACAAATTTTTGTCTATGAAATATGGAATTTTCTAACCTCACACCAGATGTTAATAAAGTTGTTGCTGGTATCATTTGTCCCACAAGTTTAATCCAATAATCCCCTAAACCATTCACATAGTCGATCATTGTTCTATATGTGAAATTATCATTAGGTATATTGATTGTTTGATTAGACTCTAAATATTTCCAATAAATTGATTGTAAAGTTGGGTAACCACCGGTTTTACCATCGGTAATAAATTGTCTATTCCTTACATTAATCATGTTCTTCCAAAAAGTTTGGGCAAACTCAAAAAATGTTTTTTGTTTTGGCTTAGGATTTATTTCTGTCCAATCTATACCACCCCTATTTGGATATGGTCCATTTGGATTTGGATTACAATAAGTTGGTTCTACATAATCTAATCCTTCATTAGGTATTGGGTAATTGTATCTTCTTGACATAGACCAAACGTCGTAAGCTAACCCTTGGGCTGGATTGAGAAATACATCTACGTTTTTTACGTTTACAACATATCTTTCATCATAAACCCTATAATAAGCATTGAACCCTCCGTCAGAACTTTTTCTTAATCCAACATTATCAATAGTCCAACTTTTTTTATTATCTATAGTTTTGTTTAATCCGTAACCAACACTCATAAATGGAAACTTACGGTATCTATCCAAATATATTTGCCCGTAATTAAACGGTAATAAAACTGTCTGATAATTAGGATTCTGCCCAACAAAAACTTGGTTAGTAGGTACTACTTGTTCTGGCATGTGATGATCAGGTGTTGATTCAAACCATCCACCACCAATTTGAAAGAAGTATCCATCATTTTCTTGTGGTGCCGTTGGGTACCCTTGATTGTCCATAGGATAGTCCAATCTAGTTGTAGATACACCACTTACAGTCGTTTGTAAGGTAAACCCAGTATACTGAACTCCCATGATAGAAAAGATATCCGTTGGATCCAATACAGGGGTCTGTTGAACATAAAGTCCACTTGAAATGTTTAAATATTGTTTATCAAATTGTGATAAGTTTATTTTTTCATCAGCAATATATATGTATTCGTTAAAATCTATTAGGGCTTCTGGCGCACCAACAAGTCTCAAAAGAATTTCAATGGATCTTCTAGTACCTTTAGATTTAAAAAGATATGCCGCATTTAGTATTAAATTCTTATAGAATTGATAATTAATTTCATCAGGTGTAAGTGCTCTTGAATATCCAGGAAAATTACTTTCTTGATTAGTACCAAATATTGAATCCAACAAACCTTCATTACTTATTGGAGAAATATTTGTTTTCCATCCTAATGTTTCTGCTAAGTTTTTCAAAAGTTGTGATGGAATATCGTTGCCAGTATTATAATTTACTGATGTCATATTTGCCAAGGACATAACAAATTTTCTAACTTCATCAAAACTTCTACCGTAAATTTGTAAGACTTTTTCTATTTTTCTATCACTTGTATCAAATTCTTTTAATGCACCTGTGGTCAAAAATCTTGAAATTAAATTTGTGTTGTACGAATCTAAATTTTCACAAATTGTATTCAATGTTGTCAAATACTTATCGAAATCATTTGTTCTAATATCAAGGTTCCATGAACCGTCCAACGGCCAACTTATTGTTTGGTTAACTGTAGAATAAGTTCCATCATCATTTTCTTGTGGTACTTGAAAAGTCGCAGTGTAAATAGGTAGAATCAATCTATTAAGAAGAAACTTTTCAACCTCATCAAAAAAGTCATTGAAAGATTTTTCCGTATAAAAAGTATTAGGTCTTAACACTATGTCAGAGGTCGTAGCTGATAATCCACTGAATGGGTTACCAGTGACATAAAGTTTTAACACAGTATCAGTATCATCAACAGGATCTAAGAATATTACATTATATTCTGAACTATTAACAAATATTGAATAGTTTAGATATTCCACTGTAAGATTTCTTAAGGGTGAAACTTCAATTTCGCTAAGTTCAAAATTTCGTGTAGCTGTAGTAGTAAAATCAATATCAAAAGGATTTCTGATTCTGTTTAATGGTAATTCTAAATAAGTTTCATCAAGAACTTTATCGTAATACATATTTACCGCGGTAAGTCCTGTTTGGAAATTCAAATTTTGCGACAAACTTTCTATACCCGCCGGAAAGTAATTTATAATTCTACTTATTGAAGTTGATATCCTTTTGGTCAACGAGCCGAACAAAGTAAAATTAGTTATTTGACTTAAATCAAAATTAGGGTATACCTGTAAATTTTTTGCAATTAAAACTTTTGATTCTTCAACACTTTTTAGGTCCAAATCATCTAAACTAATTGGACTAGAAAAGGCACCTATGTTAAATTTCCTATTTTGTTTTTCCGTTAATCCCGTTGTGAATTCAAAATTAGCGTTAGTTAAACCTCCACCGGCAACAAGTTGTACACCAACCAAGTCGTCGGAAAAAGTACTCGCTCCTGTGTCGGTTTGAGGTGGCCATTTATATTTTATTACCGCCATTATTGTGTTATGTTTGCAAAGTTTTTACTAAAATCAATGTTATTATTTCTATCTTGTCTAACTTCATATAACAACTCATTGTATTGATCTCTAATTTCAAATAAATTGTACTGTTTGTAAATGTTATTTTGTGAATCGTAAAGTGTGTAGATACCGTCATTAAGAGACTTAGTCTGATTACCAAACAATGCAATTGCTAAAGTAGAAATATCATGTTCAACCATTTCAATTTCCATAGTAATAGGATTGAAAAAAGTATTACTTATAATAATGTCTTGATCGGGTTGCCCAATAAATGGTGTTGCGTTTGGTTTATTTGATGGGGACGATGATGGTGACAAGGTACAAAAAATTAAATTTGTAACACCATTGACATATTGATATCTTACAGTACTTGTTGATGTATTTGTTGTATTTTGTACAACAGGTTCACAATAAAATGATGAAGTTATAATTCTAAAAAAATTAGGAATTTTAGCACCATTAGATTGAAGATATTCGACCCTATATCCAATTAATCCTTGATTGACAAATTTGTCCCTGAAAGCAACAGGTACATTACTTATGTCTATAACAAGACCTTTTATGTTTGGAAGTGCGGCTAAAATACCACAATCAGTTATTTTAGTTCTAATTTCGGCCGGTCTAATATATAAAGTGTAAATTCCAAGTTGATTGAAAACATTTGCCGGTAGTCTTAAATTATATAAACCACCTAATATTTCTATACCAGCATTTCCACCAGTATTCGCATTGTTAAAGTATGGTGTTAAAACCGCAGATGAATTAAGTTTAGTTAATTGGAAATCATTTGTAACATCTCGTGATGGTGTATAATTCAATATTATGTCTACATCAGTAGGACTTACATCCGCCGGTCTTATAGTTCCATATGTACCTGTTGCCATATAATTTTAGTTTGTTATTTTATAAATATTATTATTTAAGTTTCTACATTAAAAAATCCATAACCATATTTTTCAAGATCACCCATATTATCAACTTCACCTAATCTTTCTATTGATTCCAATGCAGAATTTTTACCTCGTTCAACAAATAGATCTGATCTTATTTCTGGTTCATACGCAACTCCAATCAATGCTTCTTCTTTAGTCAATCCTGATAAAACTAAGTCGTTTTGTGTCAAACCTGAAGACTGAACAAAATATAATGTAGTTCCACCACTCAAGTCCCAATAGTCAACACCATTAATTGTGTACGCAGAATAAGATCCATTTGGTATTGATCCCCAATATGTACCCACAACACCAGTGTCGCCAGTAACTTGCACACCAACAGGATAAGGTATTGGCCCATACTGTTCCAAATCGTTTAATGTAGAGTTTGTAGTCCCTGTGACCAAAAAAGGAACCCCAACATAACTTGAGCTTATGTAGGCATTGATATTAGTATTCGAATCACCACTAAATAAAAAATCATAACTTATTGGTATGTTTGCCCAATTCCCGCCTTGTTGGTAAAAAACTACTGTACCATTTGGGTTAAGTGGGACAATATTTTGGTATGGTACATTAATAGTTTTAGAAACTTCGGTTATTCCCCACGGTGTAGTCCCTTTTATTGTAATTGTATATGTACCGTTTGATGCCGGATAAGTATGATTTAAGGATGATGGAGCAAAAATATTTATAGGTACTATAGGAGATCCATCCCCCCAATCTACTTCAAATGTTGATTGTAAGACATTGTTAGAAGTGTTGTACACATAAAATGTATATGGATTTATAGTGTCAGAAGAAAAAATAAAATTATTGAGAGTTTCTTTTTGGTAAACCATACCATCAAAAACTGAGTACCAACCCATATCGTAGGTACTTTGTGTTAACATAATTGGTATAGTTAAACCTGTCAATAGTGAATCACCGTTAGTTCCACCCGACAATAGTTGAGTCATAGATGAATAAACGTAAGTTGTTCCAGTTTCACAATTTACATAAGTTATTCCTGATATTGGGCAACAAGGATCTTCGACAATAATTTCTTCACAATCACCCGTCCAATTAACAGGAAATATTTTATTTTTAATATCTTCTAAACCAATTTGTATGTAATATCTTTGTTCTTCCATTATGGGTTAATATATTCAAACCAGTTTATCGGTGTAGTTGTACCAACCCTATTACCGTTGTTATCATTAATTACATATGTAAAATCATTATAGTCCAATTTTACCTCATAATACAAATATTCCGCAGGATCAAAATTGAATTGGTTTGGTAAAATATTGTTCTGTTGAGTATTTGTCATTACAACATAACTACCTGTTCTTCCATTGAAGAATTTAGCACTCATATAAAAGGTGTCTATGTTTATAAAATCCCTACTTCTGAGCCAATAAATAAAAAAACCTTCTTTATCACCTATAAAGTCCAAAAGGTATTCAGGTTTCTTGATATCTACATTAGGTATTGATGGACTCAAAACCACATTTGTTTCTAATTTTCCCTGTTGCACAGGAAGTATTATTGTTAGATAATTTTTTTGTGTCGCAGAATCCTTTGTATCATACAAGTCCAACTTAAAGAAGCTTTTGGTAAAAGGTTTTGTATAATAATAAACTTCATTCACAGTAAAACCTTCAGTAAGATAAGACGAATTCCAAATATTTAAGTTTTGGTCAAAAAATCCAAAATCATAATTTATGTCGGTTCTATCACTACTATCATGTTTTTTATGTGAAAATCTTGCAACTTCAAAATCATTTTCCTTTCCAATCACTTCATCAATTGTTTCGGCTACAAATTCATCAATTGCATCATCACTACCCTGTAAATCCCATTTTACTTCAACAGGAATGTTAATGAACTTATCAGTAGGTTTATTCAATATTTTATAATTATTCACAATCATCTATAGTAGGTTCTGCAATTACATTTTGATTATTTAATAGAGTTCCGTCAACGTTACTTCCATCCCCAACTAACCTAAATATAATTTGGTCGTAGGGGTAGTGACTTCCATTCAAAAAAGGATAGTCAACACCGAAACCTTCACTGTCTTTATACCCATATGGGTAAATATCTCTCCATCTGAAAGTTTGACTTGTGGTTGAAAAGTATGCGTAATCAGGAACTAAATTAATATTTTGATATCCTTCATCATTTATCGATGTTGAAAATACCTTTATTGTCATTGGGTGATGTACTTTATAGTAATATCCTAATGGGTTATTTGGCGCTAAAAGTGTTGGTGCACTGAAATAGTTGTTATTGAATATTAGTTTTTGGTATACATCAGAAATTACTCTTTCTGTTTGATCATATGGGTTGAATTCACAAAAATCCCCATTAATGTTATCACCTAAGTTCAAATTTTCAACATAGTAAAACGTGTTACCATTAGAAACGTAAGTGTTTATTGGTAAATTAGTATTAGATAACGTATTTGTTTGATCCCACCAAACACTTGGTTGGTTATTTTCCAAAGGTAGATTAAACTCATAACCTTCTTTCAGGTTAGTGTTTGGTCCTAAAGTCCAACCAAAATAACCTTTCCAAATAAAACTAAAAAACAATTCGCTAATTGGTCTATTAAGATTATCTCTTAATCCTTCTATATTGATGTCATTATTGAATAATAAATTGTAAGTATCATTACCTTGTTTGATTGAAGATCTATTCAAATTATTTGGGGTTAATACTGCCTTTTCATATTTTGTAACTTTACCAAAAACATTTTTTTCGAAGCCAGCGTTGACTAATACAGAATCATTAATTGATGTTAATATTTTATGTACTCTAACATAATAATTCGAAGTTGTGTCAATTTCGTTTGTATTATTTATAACTCTTTTAAAAGTACCTGTTGTACCGTTGTTAAATGTTGGTGGTAAATAACCTATATTTTGAATGTTAAAAATAAATTCACCAGACCCAAAGTTCTGATTACCAAGTGATGTTACTTGAAAAGTATCAACACCGTTATAGTTGAAATTGAGTTTTACATATTCACCAACAGATAACCCATGTTTCATAGGACATCTGAAAGAAATTACATCATTTCCATAAAGTGAATTGTTTTCAATTATAAATGGTATACCATCAAATGCTTGCCATGTCCAAGTGTTGGATGTGTTTTGATCGTCGGCATATAATTGTCTATCAACATTTAAATGTGGATAAGTTAAATAATACATCCAATTATATGAAGTGGCACTTTTATTTATGAAACTAATATGACTATTTGGTCCTGTAGTATAACCATTAATATTGTTGTCTGTTCTTATGAAGTCAAATTCTGTATACTGTGGAAATCCATCCCAAGGTGCGTTTGGGTTACCACTTGATGTGATCGCGTTTGCAACTGAATTAGTGTAATATAAATTATCCCTGAAAGGTACATATGAAGTACTACCACTATAACTGTTATTGAAAAGAAAAACAATTTTAGTGGTTGGTCTAAAAATTGTTGATTCTTGTCTTTCTTTTTGATATAACTGTGCCAAGTCAATTTCTTCCGTTCTATCGTACTCAACTTGTTGTTTAAATGTTTGATTCAAAGGAACCCTTATCGCCATATCAACATCAGATGATACTTTGTTTTTTTTAGAACCTAACAATATTTGTATGTTTTCATTATTACCCATTAGTATTTTTGTTGTTTACATAAAGTTTAATAAATCTGTCAAGTGCCGTGTAACCATTACTTAACCCGAAATAAAAATGGAAGGGTGCCCCAACTAAAACAGGGTCAACACCAGGTGTGTTTGGTGCACCATATGTGACGTTAGCGATTGTTGGGTTAGGTCCTGGGGTAAAGTTGGTAATATGACCTTCTTGTGTCGTTGTTGTTTTAAAATAATCTGATGTTTGGAAGTCTAAAGATTGATATTTGTTTTTATAAAAACCACCTGTAGTTGTAAAAGGTGCCGTATACCAATTGTTATTTTCAGTTCCAAAAATAAAAGTAGTTGGGTTTGTTATTTGCCACTTGTAAAAAGGTACTTCTTGTGTTGTTGGGTATCCATATGTATAACCAACAAATGGTGACAAGTTGTAAGTTTGTACACCAGGTGATAGCTGTTTTCTATATATTGTTTCATTATTATTTGCCTGAAAGAAAATACCAAACAAAGGTTTCGATGGTGACTGTGCGTCATCACCTATGAAAAGATAATTGTTCGGGTAATTTTCATTCAAATAAGGCGTAACTTTGAATTCACTGTTTGTTGATAGTGCTTGTGCAAAATCTCCATCAATTCTTCCCCCACCACGATTACTATTGAAAAACTGAATTATTCCAATACCTTCTCCTTGATTTCCGTTTGTTGCAATAGGGAACATTTGTTGTATTATAGTTTGATTGAGTAATCTAGAAATGAATCCCATTTGCATAATATCAGAATCGTCACTATATGAAGTTGATTTTAGTTGATTAGCATAATAACCTTCTAAATTTTCGTTATTACATACTTGATTTATAAATTCATCTCTTGGTCCTAAGTCGACAATTGTAGTAGGACTTTGAAGTTGTTTTGTGTTATATCCTGGATTACTAACAAAAGCAGATAATATGTTGTTTGGAGGTGTTGGTGCCGGTTTACCTATAAATTGGTTTATAAATCTATCCCATGGTGATGATCTATAATAAAAACTATTTTGAGCATCTTCATAAACAATCGTGTCTTTACAATAATTGTAAGTTGGGTTTGTTATTGTACCAGGTCCGTAGGTAGATGTTTTACTAAATGAAGGCATATATAGAAAACCATTAATCCAATTGTTTTGAAATACTCTTCCAAAAACCCCTCTACATGCCGCTAACATAATTAGATATCTAACTTTCCATTCTAAAAATAACTTAACATCTTCATCATATTGGCTTATGTATTTTTTATTAAGTAGACAATAACATCCATTAACAACGCGGTTGGCCGGTATGTCACAATTGGTGTTTACAGTTATACCTGTACCGGTTCCTGAATAACATTTTAGAGCAACCATACCTTCACATGTTAGTGTTTGAGTCAATCCTGTAACTAATGGTGTTGAATCTGCATAAATTCCTGTTGGAGGTGTTCCTGGTGCCGAAACACTTGGGTTATTTTGTACTCCACCACCTTTGTAAAAGTAGAAGTTACTATTTTGGTGAAGTGCATATGATGTTTCACTTGAGTTACCTTCTTCAGTTCTAGAAGATGTTGGTAATCTATCGCTTCTCATCACCAAATTAGTTTCATCTAAAAAGTTTACAGAACCCGCCAAGTATCTATAATATGCTCTTGAGTATAATCCGTTGTATCCACTTGGTGAAGTACCATAATCACTATTTTGTCCCACTGTAGTTTTGAATATATAAATTGGTGATGATGGTCCTGAGGTACTTTGGGATCCAATAAAAGTACCACCAACAAAATAGTCTTGTACATATTTAGGTATTACATAATTGTATGGTGCTGTAGTGAATAAGTTATATGGTACGGAAGATATGACAGAAACAGTTTGAAAGACGGGGTCAGGAGTGTATGATCCTGAATTGTCATCAGTTGATAAATAATAGTATGGTAACGTAGATGTGAATGGTGTATACTGTCCAGGTGTTAAATTAAATGTAAATGACGGGAAGTATAAATTAACAGTTGTATTATCTAATGTATCATGTGATACAGGTTTAACTTGTGTTGGGACCGCTTGAATTGGGTAGTTCAAATAATATTGTCCCGTAACTATTGGTCCTACACCATAAGATGCATTACCGAATATAATCGATAAATCATACTCAATTTCTTGTTTTGGGGTATGAGGATCAACACCCCTTGTTAGGATTATAATTTCATATGAATTTCGTGATGATGTTGCGATGTTATCAATCGCTCTACCTGAATTTTTGATTATTGGGAAATTATTTGTATTTGGATTACATTCGTCTTCATACACATATCCTATTTCATGAAATAAGTATTTTTTAGGAAATTTTTGTAAGTCAGCAATACTAAAATTAGGATTTGACGTAAAACTATTATAAGTAAATCCTGTTATAACTTGGAAGTATTCTATATCATTAGGATATTGAAGATAAGATTCTGTTTGGCCCGTATTCAATAGGTAAATTGTACTCGATAATGAAACCGATCCGTTTTGTGACGGGTCCGCATATGAAATTGTTTTTACAATAGGTGTTGTTGTATTTCCTGTCGAAGTAGTACCTGTAATTGCCGTATTATTAAATTGGTTTTGTGTTGCCCCTGTCAAATTGATCCATCCGTTGGATAATGTTGGGTCTTGGAACGATATTATTTCACCTATTCCAAGTTGTTGAATCATGCCGGCTTTAGCAACAACAACAAGAACTTGATCTTCAAATGGTTGGCTTGGTAAGGGTAAAGAAGGGTTTACTGTTGTTTTTATTTTGTTAACACCACTATTTGGTGTATTAGAAGTGTTGCTATAAAAATACTTGTCCCTTGTATTAAATTCATTCAATTTTTGTGGATACGTTTCTTGTGTTGGATAAGCAAACCATCTTTCATCAGGTCCAGCGGTTTTATCGGCAGCAAACAAGAATGGTTGTGGTGCATGTAATTTATATTTGTTTGTTGAATCTATTAGGTCATAACCTGAAAATATTCTTTGATAATCTAAAAGAGCTTGTGACAAAACATCAGATGTTATTTCTTGAGCTGTGACTCTGTTGATTAAAGACTTATATTGTAAACTACCACCACAATAAAATTTACCTTTATTATTTTGATCAATATCATCGTTAGGGTCGTTCTGAAGGTAGTTTGGGTGTTCAGCCAAGGAATAGGTTGCTGGTGAACTCAACGGGGCTAAAAAAGTATTATCTGTTGTTGTTTGAGCGGGACTACCGGCTTGTGTTTGTTGATTGTTGTATTCATTATTTATTTGTTGAGTGACGGAACTGATATCAAAATCATCATCAAGTTCGGCGTTATTACACGCACAATCACAAGCGTTACATTCTGGATAAGATATCATTGGTAATCCGATTCTTGGAAATCCTTTCAATCTTATTATGAATACTATTACAAACGCAAAGAAAACCAAATACAACGCTAACTTAAAAACGGCCTGTAATATTTGCCAAGCAGCTCTAAGAATTGCACCTATATTCACTATTGGTCCACCAGGAATTGCCGCAGCGGCAGTTTCAAGTGCTGAATTTATTGCGTCTATAGTTTCACGAACTTGGATATAGAGAAAATATATACACAGAATAACTAAAACCCACTTAATAACAGGCCATATCCAAGCTACAAAGTGAGCGACAAAAAGTAGAACAAGTATTGGAAATGTGAGTATGTTTAACAACAACATCCCCAAAAAATAAATAAAATCAAACTTTTGTACTGCATCATTGACTGGAAATGGATTGCTTGTTGATATACATTCTCTGTCGTCAATTTCTTTAATACCTAAATGTCTTGCTTTCCAAATACCATTTTTGTATCTATCCAAGAACATGGCCGTTGTGTAAACTTTATTATAGTTAAATTCATAAAATCTGTCTTCACAATTAATTGCTTCTTGAATCATAGACGAATCACCATAATCGTCCCAATCCAAACTAAAAGCATAAGACCTTAAAGAGTCATAAGTTGCCTGATCATAAAACGTGAATTGGAAATCTTGTGTTTGGGTTGTGTCAACCGCAGTAGAATTTATCCCTATCACTGAACCTGGTGAGTTTATAGGAATTGATGTTAAACTACCTGTGTAAGGAACACCGTTTATTGTTACCGATACGTCACCTGTATTAACAAAAGATTGAAGAATAAGTCCCCCTGTTTGTGCTGGTAAAACTAATGCGGATGGTTGACTTGTCGTTGTACCCGGTATTGATACAGAGTAATTCAAAGGTACACCCAAAGTTGGGTCTGCATTAGGTGTTGTTGATGCCCAACCATATTCTTTGATGTTCGGAACTAAAAAATTAGCTCTTAAGACATCGCTTTGAGCTCCTCCATCATTTTGCCAACTAATTTTAAATCTATATTTTCCTTTAGTAGGTATACCAACTGTTGGGTCTAATGATATAACTTGATTACCAAATTCATCAGTAGTTATGTAATCCAAATTCATAGGTACTTTTAAAAGATAAGTTCCGTCCCCGTCTATAACTTTACCCCCTTGTTCAATTTGATATTCTTCCAAAATAGGATAACCATTACCATCAACAGCAATAGTTTGTCTGACTGCGGATATTCTTCCTTGTCCTGCCTTTAATGAACAAAAACTACCGGCAGCACTTGGTACTCTACAGGTAGTTTTAAGTGCCTGATCATCTTGGGTTGACGCTATTGACCCCATGAATACAGCACTTGGTTTGATTGTTAAATTGATTTCTTGTGAAAGATCAAAATCTTGTCTTGTGATACCAATAAAACAAATATCAGGTTCACCCCAAAGGGGTTCAACATTGACTTGCTTAACTAAAGTAATAATTTGTGGTAATTCATTTAAATTGTTTGAAGATTTAAATTGTGATCCATTAAATTGGCTTTCAACTGCAAAACCACTATCTATCAAGTCTTGGGGTGTCAAAGAAAAACAACCGATATTGGACAAGTCAAGATTTAAAACCAATGTTTGTTGCCCTGTTGGTACTCCAAAAATCATGAAGTCACCACTTTCGTTTGTAGTTACAGTATATTTATAATACTTATCGTAAACTTCTATTATAGATTTTTCTAAAATTACCTCATCCCTATCGAAAAAACTACCTGTAGGTACGTGGCCAGGATACTCTGGTGATTTAGGTAGTAGATTGTATTTATACCCGTCTTCATTTCTACTATTTAATGTTTTATAGGGATATAATTCACTAATTATAGGATTTAATTCATCTTCATTAGTTAACGGTATGAAGACAGATAATTTAGCATTTGCTAAACCGAAACCACCATTCACAGAAACCCTTCCAGCAATTACCCCGTAGTCTGAACATCTTCTTTCATAAACTTCGGCTTGTGTTAACTTTAACGATAAAATTTCTATAAAATCAAAATCTTGTTCGAACTTCAAATTTACAGCTTTATCAACACCTATATTGGTTCTAATTCTATATGAATGTGGCATTAATTTCTTTTCTTGATAAATAGTTTATTTCCTATTTTAGAAAAATAATCGTTTTATGAGAAAAGGAAATTATCAAGAGAATGTAACTGTAGATAAATTGACCACACTTACTCTAATATCTTTATTTGGGAATCTTACTTGGTAGATTTGAGTTGGTTCTGCAAAGATAGTATCTGAAATAAGTTCAATCTGTTTTGTCGCTTGATTTGAATATGGTTGTGAAGTTTGTGATGATGAATATTGTCCTCCAACTTTATTAAAAACTTGAATATCAGATATAGACAACACCCCGTTTTCTGTTTGAATTTGTCTTCTTAGTTCAGATACATTAACGTTTTGACCTAGTTGTCTTGATGTCGGTGACATATATGTTGATACTATGTCAACTATTTTTGCAATAATTGATCCTTGACTTTGTGATGAATCTAAAACCACAGATATGTCAAACCCTAAATCAATAACATTAGCACTTTCTACAGAAACATAATCATTTATCATTCTATAATTTGACAGGTAATTAGCGATGTTAGTTTTAAGTGCGTTAGGTACAATAGATGTTAACGTTCCGTTAGAATCGTAAGATAGAAGTTTGATTTTTATTTTATTATTTTCTTCAACTATCGATACTTTAGATGGTGCTCCAAATTGGGAAGGCATGTTTCTTAATATTGAATCATAGTCATTAACTGTAACCGCTCTGTTTTGAGCTGAAAAGTTGAATGAAACAAAGTTTCTGATTTCTTCCAATGTTGGTGCTCCCGCCCCACCAACCGCGGCTATTGGGTTTGTACAACTTAGGGAATTAACCACACTTGTATTTATGTTTTCAGATGGACCGTTTACAAAAAAGTTGCTTCTCTGAACTTGTGTTATAACACCAATTCCAACATTACTTGCAACACCACCCCCAACTCGATATTGTATAAACAAGGTTGAATTGGATTTTAAAGTGTTTCCTAACCCTAAATTATTAACATACTTATTTATGTTTATTGATTGTCCGTTCCTTGCAAATTCACGCAATTGATCTTCTGCGGAATTATTACCACCACCAAATGTAAGTTTTAAAAACCCTTGGGGTGTATATTCTGTTATAAACTTGTCACTTGTACTTATATATCTACCAATTTTTATTCCTGGCGCGTCAGAAGGTTTTGTTGGGTCTTCAACAAAAACTCTGTCGTCAACAAGAGCTCTTACTTCATACCATCTACCATTTGGTGATAAAAACTCTTGATCCGAAGGAACGTTACTATATTGTGAACCATCTTTAACAATAACACTTGTAACACCTAAAACATTTCTTTCGGGTAAGAAAAGTTCAAAAAATGGTCTTACATCATTAGGGGTAATTACTCTTTTGAAAACTTTGGTTAAACCATTTAACACAACTTCACGTTTAGTTACTGTATAATTAATTATCGTACCATTTGCATCAACGTTAGGTCTAACAATTCGGGAATTAGGTTGTCCTTCGCCATTATATTGCGAAGAAAAATCAATATCATATACCGTTTCGAAAGACTGTCCAGCACCGTTGACTTGTGTTCCACGTCTTAAAATACCACAATATCTTATATCTTCTTTGTCACCAAAGGCAGGAACAGTGATTGAAAAATCAACCAAAGATATCGAAGGTCTTTGTCCCGGTATTTTTAATCCGTAGGTTCTAGCGATATTAAAAAGTGATGTTTTTTGTTGAGCGTACTGTAAAACTGTTTCTTGGATACTCCTATCAATTTGAAAATTAAGGTTATCCGCGACCGCAGCATTCAAGTCCATCAAAACTGAAAAAACAGATGCATCATTAAAGTTTTGAATTAATTCAGGATAGTAAGTTTTGACGTAGTTGACTAATTCAGTCCTTACTCCTTGGAAGTCCCTTACCGTGTATGAAATTTTCTTTTCTGCCATATATATTAAATATTCAAAATAATGAAATCAGAACTATTGAACGAATCTGAAGTTATTTTGTAATCAATTTTAACTCTTGCCGTATGTTCTTTTTGTGATATGTTAGGTACTGTAAATTCTCTTTGATCATCACCATTTATAAACGTACCTTTATTTTCTTCATCCATGGATGCGTCTGTAATTGTTATGTTTGTAATAAGTACCCCCGGCATAAATTCTTCAACAGAGTCTCTAATTTCAGCTTCTATTTCAGCAAAAGTTGGTCCATCAAGTGGTTCGAAAATATATTCATACAACCTTGTTCCGAAATCAGGTAAATAATACCTACTCCCTTTTCTGGTCAATAATAAATGAATAAGGTCCGTTCTAACTTCTTCGGACGCATAGTCAGTCAAGTCTAAATACTTCCCATCAAAAGAATCTCTAAAGGGGAAGGTTATACCATAAGTTATACCGTTTGCCATATTCAATAAATATACTATTTGGGTTTTTTATATAAATAAAAAAATCACTGATTTCTCAGTGATTTTCTTGTAAGGTCTTTGTACCTTTTTTATTTCTTGGGTCATAAGGACAATGTAAACAACCTGAACCACAACAACTACCTCTTCTTTTATGATAAGATTCTGTCATTACCATCCTACCTTGATTATCATAATAAAAATCTGTAGGAAGAAGTTTAGGTGTTATAAATTCTTTTACAAACAGTTCTTGTACCCAATCTTTAGATGCCCCAACATTCATAACTTATACTATTTCACAAGCTCCACCGGCACATGCGGCTTCACCACTTAAATTAGTATTATCTTGTAACTCGATAACTTTAGTTAAATCAACATCTGATAAAGTTTTGATTAATCGTTCAAAGTCTTCTTGTGTACAATCTTCAAATGGTGCTTGAGTATATGTTCCACCGTTGTAAGGAAGAACTGAAAGTCCATTGTAGAATTTTCTGTTACTCCACATCCAATCACCAACTAATTCCCATTCATCTTCTTTAATTGAAACTGTTGCAGATACATTATGTGAATTTTGACCACCTCTATGTCCAAACTTAATCCATTCTTGTGATACTTTCTTTACACGTTCTAACATTTGGAATACAGACTCGTGACGAAGAATTGACCCTTCAGGTGCTTTCTGTGGAATTGTAATTACTGCGGTATCATGTGGTCTGAAAAATTCATCTTCAACTAACTCAGGGTGGTTAATTGCCAAGTAAGAGTAAATCGCCTCATTTTTACCCACACGAATTCTTCGCAAGTAGTAGTCGTTATGCCATGCGTGAATACCTGAAGATGTACCTAAAACCAAAGATGATGTTCCTGATGGTTTAACTGTAGTTGTTCTTGCTGCTTTATTAATTCCGATGAGATTTGCAACACGTTCGTTTTCTTCTTTAACCGCAACTGCCGCCGCTTTCATATCATAACCCAATACAACACCTGAACCGATACCTGTCATACCAACCCCAATAAGAGCGTCTTTTTCAGTGGTTCTTTTCCAAACATCACGAAGATAATGGAAGTCAGTGTATCCCGCTTGAAGTGTTCCGATAAACGCAGCTCCTTTAACTCTTTTTTCAAAATCTTCTTGAGACTCAATATCAGAAGCATTTACCTCACACAAGTTACAGAATTGATATGGGCGAAGACCGATCTCACAACATGGGTTTGTTCCCCAATCTTTGTCATTTGACAAATAGATACCAGGTTCCCCTGCCCCTGACAATTCAATTCTTTTCCAAAGATCCATAAAGTATTCTTTGGTAACTTTGTGACGAAGTAAAACCGCTGAGTTATTCGCCCTACCTCTTTGTGGATTTGATTCCCACCAACTTCCTGATTTACAAGAAATCATTTCATCATCATCAGCAGAAAATAATGAAATCAAAGCCGCTCTACGAATACCACCTGCCAATACCGCATCTGCGATATGACAAACGATGTCGTGGGTTTCAATAGGTGAAAGTTTTTCACCGTCAACTTTGTTTTCAAATACTTTAGTAATGTTATGAATACAATCTTTTAATGGTTGAGGTCCTGGTGCTTTTCCGCCTGAAGTAACCAACAACGCTCCTTTCTGACGAATATCAGAAAAATCAAATACAGGAGTTGATGATTTAACACCTAAGTATGATTCGATCAATACTTTGATTGCGTCAGCCCATCCTTCAATACTATCACCAATCAAGTATCTTCTTGTTCTACTTGGGTTTGGTCTTTTGATTTCAGGAAGTTTTTCTACGTGGTGTTTTTGAACTGAAAATCCTACACCAGTACCACCTAACAATAGAAACATTGTTTCTGAAAAAGCGTCAGGGTGGTCAATTGGCATGTAAGCACAGTTATAAACTCGGTTTGGTGAAATTTCAATTGGTTTTCCACCGAATTGTAAAGACCTCATTGAAGGAAGGATTTTTTTATCGTATACCATTTGATAAACTTCTTCAATTTCGTCTTTGATTTGTGGGTATTTTTTTTGGTGCATTTCTTTGTTTCTTGTCACCAATTCTTCCCACGTTTCTCGTCTGTTTTTTTCAGGGAGAAACTTAGCGTATTTCATGTACACTGTAATGTCACTTAATATTCTTTGTGATATATCCATTTTTAAAAAAATTTAATTATTTTATTTTATTCAGATTTTTGTTTTTGTTCTCGTTCTTTTCTTTTTTCAAGTAATTCTTTTACTCTTTGTCGTTGTCTTTCTTCTTTTTGTTCTTCCAAACCGAGAAAGGTTGTTGTTGATTCTGTATCTATATCAATCATTGCATTATCAAATTTACAATTTTCAAAAACCACACCATCATCCCCTATACGGGACTTGGTAATTGCAATTGTGGCTAACTTCATTTCTTTTTGTTGTAATGTTTTGGCTACTGATATAATTACGTGTCCTACTTGTGCCTTTTTAATTGATCCACCCATTTGATCGGTAGTTACAACTTCTGACGATATAGAAGATCTATTACCTTGTGTTGCAGTCCACCCAACGATGTTCAATTCGTGACACATTGCTTCAAATCCTCGCATTACAGAACCTTCACTTTTCCATTCATCACCCAAGTTTTTATCAGGGACAATACAGTCAATATAATCTAAAACAACCATATCAATTTTAACACCATCAGCGATCATTTTTCTGATTTCGTTTTTGATTTGTAACATTGTTTTAGTATCAGACGGTAACTTTTTCAAAATTAATTCGTTTGGCATAGTTTCTTTAATTTCCTTAACTTTTTGCATTACTTGGTCTTTTTTTTCTGACAATTCGTCAGGATGAATCTTTGTCCATAGTGTAAAATGTTTTCTTTGAATAACTTTTGGGTTGTCTTCAAAAAACACTTGTAAGACATTAAAACCTAAATTAAATGCGTGGTTCGAAATTTTGGTCAGTACTGTTGATTTACCAACACCTGTAGGTGCTAATATAACACCAATTTCACCTTTTGCCAAACCACCTTTCAGAAGTCTATCGATACCAGGTATTCCCATAGGGATTGGGTGTCTATAATCTTCTTCTAAGACTTGGTCCAAGTTTGAAAACACATCCATCATACTTGTATCTTTTGTACCGACTAAAAGTGCGTCCCTTACTAGTTCTTCAAGTGTGTCATAGTTTTCAAACTCACCACCATCTATAATTTTTTGAGCCTTTTTCATGACTTTCTGTAACTCTTGTTGTTTACAGAACTTCAAAGCTTTTTCTTGTACAAAATCGACCCCGTCGATAGGTGCATCCTTAATTTTTTTAATCGTGTCCAAAACGATTTTGACCGCAGTTTCTTGTTGTAATTCGGATTTGGCAACTTGTTCTAATGTATCAAACGATGGTGTGTGATCATATTTTTTATAATACTCCTTCACCATTTGAATGATTATTTTAAAGTACTTATTTTCAAAATAACTATTTTCAATAACGTCAATAATTGAATGAGAAAAGTCTTTGTCTAAAATGATTTGATTTAGTAATTGAATCTGAAAATTATTACCGAGATATTCAAAATTTTTGTTTGTCGCCATATTTTTTTCTTTCTGTTAGTAATGATAAATACTACTAATTTTGAATAAATTGAGGATAAAAATAATTAAATTTTTTACCTGAAAAAATGTCAGTAAGGTCACTTAGTACCTGTTTTAACCTTGGGCGTAAATCTACAGTATATCTTACCTTTGGAGGGTATACTTTAGCGTCAAAGGTTCTCTGACAAATTGTCATGTTTTCTACCTTAATATAAAGGTTAAAGTTTTCTTCACCATCGGTTATTGATGTGTTTAGAACTTCTGGATTTTCCGTTATTTCATATTGATTTTCCAACATGTAGACAACGGATCTCATTTTCAAATCATACTTAAGTTCATTACAAAATGTTCTTATGTAGTTGAAAAATTCTTCTGATTTGTGGGCATTTTTATTAAACCCTTTCACATTAAAAAATCTTTGTACGACTATGTTATCATTACACATCAACAAAAATTCTACTTTTGTTACTTCTTGTTCTTTCATTTTTACTTTTTTGTTCTGTTTCTAAATTTTGTTTTTTCTTTTCTTGTTAACTTTAAAAATGGTTTTAAAAAATTTACCCAAGCGTCATCATTTTTGGGGAGGTACTTAAAAAACCCATCTTCCATCATCATCCTTATTAAATTTCTATACCCTCTACCGTCGGGATCCATCGACTCTGAATAGTATAATTTAACAAGTTCTTTACCTTCATCAGTAATAAGAGGATTTGACAAATCTACAATTTTTTCATTTACTGTAAAAAATTCTTCACCAAATATTCCTTCTTTTGTTTTACCACTAAGTAGATTTTGTATTGCAACATTCCCTTTTTCCTCTGATAACAACTTTTCAGCTTTAGTTAAAATATCGGTATATTCAACTTTACTTTCAAGTATTTCTGGAAATAACTTTATGAATGTTTTTTCACCCAAGTAAAAAATACCATCAATATTATCTGAAATATCACCTGTAAGTATCTTGTATGTTTTAATATTAAAGTGTGGTATTTCAGCATCATAAAGTTTTATTTTGTCACCATTTTTATAGTATTGTTTTGTAGATGGGGAATAAATTGTAACGTGTTCAGAAATAAGTTGAGTCAAGTCACGGTCACTTGAAAATATTGTTTTTTCTTCGTCATTAGATATTTGACAGTAATAAGCGATAAGATCGTCAGCTTCAGATCTATCTATTTCTAACTGTCTAACAAACATTTCTTCAAGATACTGTTTTACTCTTAACTTTTGTACCCCAAATGACTGTTCTTTGAAGTCTTGCTCGTTTTTTTCTTTTCTATTGAGTTTATATTTGGGATAAATAATTCTTCTTTCTGATGAAGATGTTTCACTATCCCAAAAAACAACTACCTTGTTAAAGTTTGTTTCTTCCAAGAACTTCCTAAGTGTATTCAAAAAATGCCAAATACCACCAACGTGTTGTGTCCCGTTAAAAAAATCTTTTACTCCGTGGAATCCTATTTTCAATAGGTTATTCCCATCCACCAAAAGTGTTTTTGTCATTTAAAAATAACTTAAATTGTTGTTACTCAGTTTCTTCTTTTTCTGTTTTCAGATCAAAGTCACCATCTACTCCGATAATATCCTTCCAATAGTCAGCGTATTCTTTTTTATACTTTTCTATTGATGCCTTTTCTTCTGTTGTATCTTTACCCGGTAAAAATCCGTGTGGAGTTACAATAATTCTTCCGTCTTCAAAACCAAGACCATTAATGTGGTTTTTCATAACCGACACTTTTGTTCTTGAAGCGAACTTCACAGTTCTCTTATCTTTTGTTGCCGTGATCTTTGTTGTTCCCGCACCTTTTTGATTACCAAATAAGAATACCAAAGAAGAGTTTAACCAAATTGCTTCACCACCTTTTGCTTTGATCTTAGGTTGACCAAATGGATTATCAGGTAATTCTACCCAAGGTTGGTTAACAATGATTAAGGTATTTTCGTATTTAGAATCCGCCTTACGAGATCCTGAAATACGTTGGTTGATACCCATACCAATTTTGTCAGCTAAAACACTTGCATTGTGTTGTTTACCTCCTTTACCCTCGTAAGTCATTTTACAAGGAACCGATCCTACTGAATCCCACATGATACAAAGGGAATAATCTAATTCACCCTTTTCTTGGGCGTCTAATAAATCATTAATGTATTCCGTGATTTGTTCAATATAATCAAAGTTATTGTTGAAAAGGAAAAATCCATCCCATGTCAATTCACCTGTTTCTTCATCCACAACTTCCTCACATTCAAATCCCATAAGTTTTGAGTGTTCAAAAGACCATTTCTGTTCAGTGATAATAAAGACAGGAAGAATACCTTTCTTTTGTGCGTCTACTGCGGTTTTGATAAGTGCGGTTGTTTTTCCTGTGTCCGAGTGACCAAGTAACATATTTAAGTGACCAATTGCCGGACCTGGCAATCCAACCGCATCTAGAAATTCAGATCCTAAGTCAAAAAATCTTTGTGGTTTGTATTTTGCGTCCGATGAAAACTTTTTCTTTATCGAACTAAAGTCGTTTTTTTTAAGTGCCATTTTTATTCGTAAATTTTAAATTTTGTAATGGTTTTCAATTTGTCATTTGAATTTGTAAGTTGTTCAACAAGTTTGTCCATTTCTTCAGTATGTTGTGGATGTTCTCCAATACCAACTGAATTAGTAAAATAAACATACAATCTTGCTTCAGCATCGGCAATTTCTGCTTCGTATTTTTTTACAAGGGCTTCTTTAAGTTTTTCTGCAATAAATGGATTCATATTATTTTTTTTAAAAAATATAGATAAAAAAACGGGAACAATAAACTGCTCCCGTTACATTTTTTTACGAAATTAAAATGGTAATTCTTCATCCACTTCATCATTCACTTGTGGATCTTGTACATCATTAACACTTGTTTTATTTCCACCAATAGATACACTTGATTCTTCATCATTTGAATAAACATACTTACCCGCTTCTGAATCCCATCTTGGTGTTTCACCTCTTGCAATTGCTTCAAGATACTCAGTAGGTTTTTTTGAATAAACGTCTTCCCAAGTCAACTCATCATTAATCCATTCATCCATAGTTTCTTGTTCTGAATGAACAGGAGACGGATCATCGTACATAACAGTTTGTATTACTGTATAGAACGCACCTTTTGGGGTTTTTGCCTTTGTAAGTTCAAGAATTAAGTCCCTTCCGTTACTAGCGTCGGCAACGTCACCTTTAGCTTTATAGATTGGTATAATTTTATCAAATATCCCTTCTTGTTTGTAGTTGTGTTTGAATCTCCAAAACTTTGGTCCATCTTGTTCATTATCACGGTCAATAACTTTAACAATATAAAACTTTCTTGGTTTGTATTGTTTTGCAAGTTCTTTGTCCGATTCTTTCCCTGTTGACATCAATTCATCATACACTTCATTTAGTGGTGATCTTTCGTTGTCATTTTTTCCTGGATCGTAAAACTTTTGCCATTTACCATCAACTAAGATTTCATGGAACCACACTTCTTTGAAGGGTGACGATCCATCGGTTGTAGGTAAAATTCTGATTCTTTTTTGGGCTTGTTTTTCATTATCTTTAAGTAAAGCCGCAAAATACTTTTTCATTCTTTCTTCTTGTGACATTTTTGAAGTGGAAGAAGAACCACTTTGTTTTGAGTTCTCATACTGAGCCAAAACCGCATCTAAAACATTGTTTGTCGCCATATATATTATTTATTAAAAGTTTACAATAGAAAGTATAATTAAAATTTGTGTCGCAGTCAATAATCATTTAAAAATTTTGAGAGGGACACGAATGTCCCTTTCAAATTACATCATATCGTCGTCGTCTTGTCCGTATTCATTAAATGAATCTTCGATTTGACCAGGTGAAAATTGTTTTACCTCATCAGTTGTCAAAACATATTCATTTTTTCCTGATTTTTCCATTTCTTGTTGTTTGTCTACAAAGAAATCAGAAAGTTTTTGTTTGAAGGGTCCTGAATCCAAACTTCTAAGTTCTAATTTTTCTTGTGGTGTTTTTGGTTTGTACCTTTCAATTTTATCTTCTATTGAAGATATTTTACTTGTTAGTCCATCCATTTCCTTTAGTTTAGCATCCATAGCCTCTAATTGTTTGAACAAGTTTTGGAAATATTCTTCTTGTTTGTCTTCAATATTTTTTTGTGCCGTTACTAAATCGGTGATATCCAATTCTTCGTCTTCTTCTTCACCTTCTTTACCAACTTCTTCAACATCAGGATCTGTTGCCGTATCAACAGGAGTTGGTGCTCCACCTGCCGCTGGTGCTCCACCTGCTGCCGGATCTGTTGGTGCTCCACCTGCTGCCGGATCTGTTGGTGCTCCGCCTGCTGCCGGATCTGTTGGTGCTCCACCTGCTGCCGGATCTGTTGGTACTCCACCTGCTGCTGGATCTTCTGGCGCTCCTGCTAAATCAGCCAAAGGATCTTCAGGAGCCCCTTGTTCGGTTATATAATTTGTAATATAATTTACCCTTCTAATTTCTTCCAAGATTTTTTTGTCTAATCCCATTTCTTAACCGTTTAATAATGTTTTTATTCCTGATTTTGTTTCAACCTGGATTTTTTTAAATTTATTCATAGTATTATCTACTCTTTCTATAAGACCATCTTTCATTCTTAAAACGTAACATTCGTTTGTATCCAAGTCACAAACTTGTTTAGTTCCATCTCCCATGTCTTTTTCAGAAATTCTAGTATTTTTACCTAAATAGTTGTCTAAAATTAATTTTGTGTTACTCATAGTAATTGTTTATTTATAAATATATCAATTTAGTAAAATGTTTAAGAACTCAAACCATTTGCGTTCGCCAATAATATTGCTGCTTTAATTTTCGATTCCAATGTTGCTTTATCAGATGGTTGTAGTTGATTGTAAACATTTTGGTCAACAATATTTGGCCACTGTGTGATGTACAACTTGGAAAACTCTTGAAGTGTTGTTTGTGGTATATTACTTGCCAATATTTGTGTTGTTTGTAGATTAGACAAGAATGGGTCCCCACCTGATTTAGATAAATTGATAAATTTGTTAGCAATAACGTAAATTGGGTCTTGTACGTTATTAAAATATCCAACAGGAATAACTTGATTACTTGAATTAGTCTGACAGAAATAGTTGTTTGTTTTACTTTTTACATAAGTATCGTTGTCACCTAATAGTGATTGGTTAAGTGGGACATTACCAAAGTTATTAGAATCTATCTTAAATGTGGTACCATCATAGTTAGAAATATATCCAATAATGAATGTCATGTATCTTAAAGCTATTTTTTGATTTGTAGTAAGTAAATTATTATTAGGTATTAAATTAACAACACTTTTAATATTACTTACAACTGTACTTGTTGCAATACTTGTTTGTGTTGATGCACTATAAACAAAAGTATCAAACGGTGACACCAAACTTTGACCACACTGAGATGATGATGGTGTATTTGGTCCTGTTACAGTAGCCATTTTAGATGTCTGTTGTCCAATAATATTTGTTGTTATGTTTGAACTTGTACTAGTTTTCGCCTTGTTTAATAGTGGAGTAACAAAGTTTTTATATATAGTTTGTAAATAAGAATCTTGAGCCGAAATTTCATATACGGGTTGTCTTGTTCCTGAAAATGTTGTTGTGAAACTTCCAACTCCAATTGTGTGAGAAACATTTAATATTTGATATGGTCCCGAAAACATTGGTACATTTCTCAAATTGAAGTACATTTTTGGTTGAATAAGTGCGTTTCCAAACATAGAAACGTCACAAGTATAAACTCTATATTTGTAAAAATTGTACATAGATTGACTTTGAGGTGTTACATTTATACCTCCTGCTTGATTTGCGGTATATTCTAACATCCGTATTTCTTCGGCAGTTTTTTGACCCGAATTCATGTTTACATCAAAACTTGTAAAAACCCCTTGGTTTTGTCTTCCGATGTCCAAGTTGAATGCAACTAACTTGTTCGACTGACCCCAATCTTGTTTTTTACTTTGATTTTCAATAAGTGGATTTTCAGATTGTCTGTTAAGTTGGAAAACGTCGTTTCTAAAATCACTATTAGGGATATCTAAGTTTTTACTAGCTTCGTTAGCGAATGTACAAACTATTTT